CTACTTTCCCTCCAAAACTGTATTTATAATATTTATAAGTATAATCGGCGAAGTAGCTTTAGAGTTTATTACTCCACCTTTGCTCAACGAGGTTGTTATTTTAGTAAGCCCTTCTCTTTCAACAGTGAAAACTATAAATTCAATAGTATTTCCTTTTGAAATTTCATCTATAATATTTTCTTTATTTTCTACAGACTTTATATAACCATCAATATTAATATCACAATGTAATATTTTCCTTGCTTTTCTATTTACTAAGTCTTCAAAAAAGTCCTCTGTGATTTCATAAGAATTTATATCTAAATTTAATAATAATTTGTATTTTTCCACAATAAGATTAAAGTATTCATTATATAGTTTTTCTATTAATAAGTACTTCTTGTCTGCTATTAAAAAAGTATTAATATAGACATCCATAGGTATTTTATTTAAATTTTCAACATACTTAGTATTGGTGCAATACTCTTCTTTTATATAAAATATAATGTGATATGTATTGTCATTAATCTTGCTAAAAGAAAATATACCTACATCTTCTTTTATATTTGTATAGTAGTCTAATTCTTTAAGTTTTTTCTCTACGGATTCCATATCCAATGTGGACTCTATTTTATATATCTTCAAATCCATAGCTTTAATCCTCCTCTTTTTTTGACTCGCTGTCCTCCTCAAGTTCATTGGCTGCTTTTTTGATATCAGAAATCAGCTCTAATAAGTGTACACTAAACGCATCTAGCTCTTCCGGTGTTTTAAATTGAGACTCATCTATTGAAATTTTATTTCTTTCTTTATAAAGTTTAACTACATACTTGTCCTCTTTAAACTCTAAGTGGAAAGTTACATGCTCATATACCCCACTATCCTTATACATCAAATCAACGTCTGACTTTTTATCAGATGCAGGATCTATTTCATAAGAAACCTTTTTTGTACTATCACCCTCGATTTCAATCTTTTGTATTTTTATTTTCTTCCATTCATAATTGTCTCGAATATGTTGGAATACTTCATTTGTCAACTTTATTGGCCTTACTTCTATTCCCTTTTCATTTAATAATTCTAAACATTTAGATTTTGAACTTTCTTCACTTGAGTAGTTGGCTTTTACTATTATATTTAGGTCGCTTGTTATACTCACTCTACAGCTTCCAAAATAAAAATATGGTTCCCTTATAGTTACCATTTTTTCTTTTTCTACATCGTATCTGTTTTCGGTATATTGTCCTAATGTGTTTTTAAAAATATACATACAGCTCAACATTTTTGAAACCTCATCAAACTTAATTTGAGCATATCCTTCAGAATCATAAACCTTATCCTCATTATATTTTGATTCACTTGTCTTTAATAATTCTATTATTCTATCAAAATCTATCTCATTATCATTAAAGTATACTGTGTCAAACATACTGATTTCAGGTGATCTTTTATAAAAAAATAAACTTGCCATGTTTTCCCCCTTTGTGTCAATATTAACCATGTATATAACTCACTTTTTTAAATTTGCACACTATAAATATACCACACTTAAGATCACCTATGAAGTGAATCAGGCATTTTAACATATTTTTTTATAAAGTACAATGAATTTGGAGAACAAAATCTTATTTGAAAGTACTATAATGTAAATAAGGGAGGGTAAATTTATGACAAAAAAACAGCTTGAATTTTTAAAAGCCATCTACAACGAAGGTAAAACTGCCAAAAAGTTGTGCCAAGAGTTGAAAGTAACACCTTATAAAAATGATTTATTTGCTGGACACTATAACGCTTTAAATAGTCATATAGATTATCTTATATCTGACGATAAAGGCGAAATTGACGATATGTTTGAAATAATTCCATTTGATGGTCCAGAATCTAATGAAGACATATATATAATTAGTCAGAGCGGAAAAACGTATATTGAAAATCACAAAGAAGACTCTAAGCGCTATAGAACCCAAAGTATCCTTACACTAATAGCTATTATAGTTGCAATCATCGGAGTTATTATTGCTTTTTTTCAGTTAGCAAGCTGATGATATTGACATTATTTTAAAAACAAAAAAGCCAGGGTTTCCCCTGGCCTGCTTGCTACATACTATTTGCAGCTACACCCCGTCTTGGTAGATATGTTCAGCATCCTTATGACTTCTCCCCTGGTTGCAAGGTCATTCAGGTTTGTGGAACTTATCCCAGGAGCACCTGCCTGAGAAAGCCTTGTGTTCAGCTCTACAAGGTCCTTGTATGCCCAGTGAGTATCTACAGTACCCGCAGTGTCATACTTGCTCTGCTTGACTGCTTTGTCCACTTCAGACTTCACAAGAGCCCTAATCTGTGACTCTCCAAGCATTAGTTGCTTCATCTCGTCTCTAACTATATTCCTTATGTCCTGCTCTTTCATTCCGTTCCCTCCTAGTTGATTCGCTACTCTAGCTTTGAACTCTATCCACTTTGCCCAGTTATCTGACCTCATGAAGTTCGGGCAGTACTTCCTACTAGCATCATAGTGTCTAACTACTCTGTCCAGTGGTATATTGTGCTTTTGCATAAGCTCGACTGTCAGGTCTATCGCATGAGCCACAGAACGCTCCTTGTTGCCCGGAAGGCATATCTCTATACCTATGCTATTGCTGTTTGTTATTCCGTACTTTCCACGGCCGTCTCCGACGTGCCAAGCGCTATCTTCATCTCTTATTATCTGGATGATGTTGTCTTGGTCTATGAAGTAATGAGCACTGGCTCCACGATTACCCCCATTGAAGTATCTGAAGTGGTTTTCAGCACTAGCAGTAGGGTTCCCGGTATCATGAATGACTATATATTTAGGCTTGTTCGTGCCTTTGTTGAAGTTGTACTTCACAGGCATAAACTGAATTGGCAGCATGTCTATTCCTCCTCACTTTTGCTTTTTAAAACTTCAATGGCTTTCTTAAGAGCACTAGGCACTGGGAGCCCCATAAGTCCTGCGTTTTCTATTATTGAGATAGATTCGTTTATTATATAGGCTATTATCACAGCGTCTCGTATGAACTCGGAGCCCATGACCATATCTAGCCTGTATGCCATTAATACTATGGCTAGAATCATACCCTTTTTACAGAGTCCCCTAAACCCAGCACCCGATTCTAAAGCTCCAAACTCTGTTTTAGTGCTATTGTTGAATACTCCAGCAACTACAAGGCCTGTTATGTAGTCCACCGACATAAATATTATTAGTGTGTTTAGTGCCATATCCCAGCCTCCTAATTGATGTACTGCAAAGCTACCGACTGTTCCGGCGACTGATAGCACTCCTGTTTTCGCTACGTTTATTCTTTCCATGTCATGCCCCTTTCTGATTTTGGGTAAAAAAAGAGAGCCTTACGGCCCTTTCTTCTATGCCGTTGCTAAATACTCTGCAACTGCTATTGTATATTCTGTCGGAACTGTAGGTTTTGAGTCACCTTCCACTGGTTCGAGTACCCATTTTCCACTCTTTACGAGTATCGCGTAACATACTATCATGTAGCTTTTCAATTTACACACCTCCATTAATTTGTAATTTCAGATTTTCGACTTCCATTGTAAGGCTTACTATAGCCTCAGCCATAGCGGCTTTTTCTTCGTCTACAACTTCATCGACTATCGGCGTAACGCTGTTTATATAATCTGCAGATGGATTAATTAACAGCTTCACTACTGCACCACTATCACCTTCCTCAATCAGCCATTCACCTTTTTCGTCTACAACATTCTTCACCAAAATCCACCCTCTTTCTTATTTATAGTAAACTGAAATAGCAGAGCCTACTCCAAGCGACACTAAGCCCGCATCCTTTATCTCTATCGATGTTAAATTTGAGGCATATGCAACTTTACTTTGCAAAGTTGCATCTCCGTTAGATATATAATAGCCGTCTACTGGCTTGGTGTTTAAAATCGTATTTATGGCCGAATGATTTCCCACAGATGTACATAGTTTAACTGCAGTAGATGTGCCATTTAGATAGACTTTTAAATTTCCACCACTTACAGCTGTGCCTTGGATTAGCAAGTGTCTCGCTTCTGGTGGTATGCCAGCCACTGAAACAACGGCGGTGTTTTGGGTTATTACTGCGCTGGCAAGGTGCTTCCACATGCTTGTCGGGAATTGCTCTTGTTTTATTTTCCCTTCAGAGTCGATACTGGCTGCATCAGTAATTCCATATCCCGACAAAGTAGTTGGCTTAGACTCAAGAGAATTGAACGAATGGGTATGATTTACTGGAGATTTGCCGCTGTTCAATTCGTTGAGTGCTCCGGTTACATCCTTGGCCGCTGTAGACCTAGAATTGTCTACATCATCAGCCTTGGCTTTTATTTGCAGAGCTATCTCTTCCAAATGAGAGTCGACCTCTTTATTGATTTCTTTTTGATTTCCTCCGCTCAGCACCGCGAAGCCGACATTCGAGTTAATAATCCCATAGTCATAGTTCAGCTCAGATAACTCCGCAGTAACATTAGCTGCATTACCTATTGCTGCCACAACCTGATAGTTCCATGAATATGGTCCTTGCGACGCAGGGGCATAGTAGTCCCCATAGGGCCCTGCATTACAGTACCCATATAAAATCTCCCCTTCTTCTGGGTCTATTGCAAATATACCTATTTCACATATATAAGTAGACTCCGTAACTTCGCTATTATTAATGCTTCCGATTATAGTAGCACTTTTAAGTTCTGAATTAGGAGATATAGTTAGTATCGGAATATTAAACTTAGGCTCAATTAGCCCTAAGAAAGATGCTGAGTTTTGACCTCCGATATCACCAGATCCAACTTGCATTTTAGTAAATATAATTTGCTGCCCGGCTTGGGCTTTGGCATATAGAGCCATTCCCTTCGACGTAATTATCATGTTTTTAAATAACGCCATATTCTTAGACTCCTTCCATCATTAAAGTAGTTTCACTTATTCCTTGAATAATCAAATTAGGATATTCTCTGAGATGCACGATATCTTCGTAGTCGAAATCCATTTCTATGGTTTGAGATGTGCTCGAACCTACTATAACCCCTGAATAGCACTTAAAATCGACGATGGATTTTCCTATATAGTTGACTTTTACACCCTCTGGCTTAGGAACTATATATCCGTGCTGTATGAGGTCTTGTCTAATCTGATTCACATATCCCGTAACATAAGCATTGAAGCTCATGTCCTGATTATCTTCTATCTGAAGCCCGATATCGCTGAAGATATTTTCCCAGATTTCATAGATGTGAGGTATTGTTCCGTCCCACATATTTATTGCCACCTTGGTCTTGAGTACTAGTCTGTAGGTTTCATCATCTAGCACTGGGTCATGGCCATTCAAGGGCTGAAATGTTAGCGTCCTTTCCCTTCCAATTATGATCCCTAGAAGGTCGAGTTGCTGACCTATGGCATTGTCTATATCGAAGTTAATGTCTATAGACTTTGTTGCGAGATATGCGTGGTCTATTATGGTCAAGCTTTTACTAAGCCAAGATATAAACTTCGGCCTATCTCTGTGCTGTGAAGTAATATTGTCTAAATATTTTTCTATAGCCAATAAGACACCCCCTAAACCACATTTGCCGTTACATTATTTACATTCCCACGACAAACCTCATTAAAAGCCAAGCTTATATCATCTGTCTGATGCGTTTCTCCAAGCCTAGAAGCCGTTATTGAAGTTATCGAAAAGAGCGGAGACGATAAATCAGGCATAGCTTGAAGCGCCGCACCCCACAAAGAAGATATAGATAAGCTGGAGCCTATTTTCATGGCGTTGAGATAGTCCTGTATCTTTTTCTTTATACTCTCCGTAGTTTCAGTTGTGTATCCATAAAGCTGCTTAATATTTACGATAACCTCTATATCTACATAAGTTGGCCTGAAGAATCTTATTGGTGCTTTCTGCTTCTTAGAATCTACTATTTCAATAGTGACATCTCCGTTTGTGAAGCATCCAACCCCCTTGTGTTTCCATATAGCTCTTGCTATATCGTTGTTGCTTCCACCCTCTACTACTGCTGTAATCGAGTGTGGAGGCAATCCTTTTTCATCTACAACATTAGTGTCGTTTTCGTATACCTTAGAGCGTGTAACTCCAGTCAGTTGAGCTACAGACCCCACAGTGCCTTCAAGCATTGTCAAGCTAGCCTGGGCTGTACTTTTGGATTGACGCACCCTTAAGAGCGAGTCGTCTTCGACATAAGAACCTACACTTCCATTCTGTTCGTTGTAAACACTATTCCATCCGTATATAGGATTGAATATAGAATTTATGTCCCCGGGATTAGATACTACAGGTCCTGGAATAGAGCATTTAGCGATTATTTCTACCTCTCCACTTTCGGGGATCATTACACTGCGAGGTAAATTCCACTTTATGCCGGACTTGTCTACCGCAATACCTTCCAGTATTTCAGTTCCACCTAGACCCATTACTTTGACTTTACATTCACTATAGGTTGCAGGCTTTCTCTTGATTCCATTTATTTTCACAACTGAGTCAAGTCCAGTCCCTATAGCTGTGTTAGGAGCCCTGTTATTGTAGACTTGCTCTGCCATTTGGAAAGCGTCATATATTTTTTCAGCAACGGTAGCTATCCACTGGTAATCTTGACTGTCCTCTCCAAGATATATGTCTTGTCCGAAAATCGACTTCGCATCTCCTACAAGTTGATCTCGTATGCCTATATATGTCGGGATGTGAAGTCCAGTTTTGTCGATGTACGGTTTAAAATAAGTCATTCACTAGCCTCCTTTCTATAGCCTAAGATCAATATCTCCAATGTCGATGTCGCCATATCGTGTTGTTACTATGCACGAAAAAGTGTATTCTCTATTTTTGAATTCACTAGAAAAGTCTCTTATAGCAATTACATCTCTTGTGTTTATGATTCGGTCCTTTACTATGCTGTCAACTATCATCTGTCTATCAGAATTTCCCCTAGCTCCTAAAATCTCTTGAAATAGTGGGGTGCCCTCTTCTAAGTTCTCCCACCATTCCCCTTTGAGCAGTTTCAGCCTAGTCTTGATAGCTTGAGCTACAGCATATATACCATATGTTATGTTCTGACTACCCTTTCCAAATGAGTAGTCTCCGTCAGCGTCCAGTATTCTGTACTTCATATTTCAAACCTCCTAGAGCCGCTTAGTGCGGATCACTTGTCTCTCCACCAGAGTAAGTATGAGTGTGAGTGTTTATATCGAGACCATTCGACTTCACACTAGCAGCTGAAAGATTAATGCTTCCTTTGGCCACTATATTTACATTATCTCCAGAGAGTTCTATATAAGAACTGCCCTCTTCGTTCCGAATTTGGCACGAAGTTGTAGAGTAGTCTTTGACTCTGTTCGGCTGTGACCATATCCCTGGTATGCAGATTCCGTCGGACAGATCGTGTCTCCGTTTCTCCATCTGATTTTGAACTCCTCCATGCATAAACCACCCGTCTATGCACATGTCAGAGAAGACAACTAGGCACTCGTCACCAGCTTTTATAGGAAGAGTCATCATATAGCCTCCCGCCCTTGGAATCAGTATCGGAAGGTCCAGCAATGGAGGTATTTCTGCCCACTGGCTAGCTCCACTGTCATTCGTTATAGATTCTCTGATGCAAAGTCTAACTGTAGCTGTTTGGGACTCTATATCGAAAGCCTGAATTATACCAGGGCAGGCAACCCTCAGGCTGTTGTTTAAATTAGATTTAATCATCTCGCCCTCTTCTGTTTTAGAAGGGATTATTTCAGGTATTCTCATTATTCTACCTCCTTATACCGGAACTATAGGTATAGCGCCACCTAATTGAGTTATAGTCTCGAAGTTAAGATGCCACTCATTCCCTCTAGTGTCTCCTACGTATTCCATTTTTATTACTCTATAGATTCCATCCTTATCTAGCGAACGTATCATAGCTTGAACTTCGCCCGAATCACCAGCAGATGCTCCTGAAGATGAACTAGGATTAGAACCTCCTACGCTAGCATTCGCACTCGCAACACTAGGCGGCGCACTATTACCCCCACTCCCATTGATTACAAAGATAGGGTCCTTGTACTTGCCACCTTCCTTAATCTCGAAGTGAAGGTGAGGCCCTGTAGAGCCTCCGGTGTTTCCAGAAAGCCCTATCTGCTGTCCTTGCCTTACGTTGTCACCCGTCTTGACCGACCAGTCGTTAAGGTGGAAGTAGTTCGTTGCTGTGCCGTCTGGATGTTCAAGCATGATTATTTTTCCGCCACCGTAGTTTATCCCTTTGGAGTCTACTCCAGCTTTCAATACCTTTCCAGCTTTTGATGCGAATATAGGGGTCCCTATAGGCATACCTAAATCTATTCCGTTATGATTAGTACCGCCTCTTCTCCCAAAGTGGGAGGTTATCTTGAAATTGCCGTTGTAAGGAATAAGGTAGCCTCCAGCACTAGGTTGTCCGCCTGAAGTGCCTGTTGAAGCTCCAGTATCCCCGGTAGATGTGCTAGCAGGAACAGCATTGGAAGTTCCAAAATCTACACGCTTATCTCGAATCAGACTGTTGTCTATGTGAATCAAGCTATTAAGTTTTATTTGAGGATTCAGCAGGCATTGTCCAGATACTCCGTATTGAGTTTGCTCCGGGACCCCTATAAGTCCAGAAGTAGTGTCCAGCTTGAATATCTCATCCTTAGGGAGCTCTTTTAAGTCTATTAAATTCAACCTACCATCATCCATGTAGCACTTAAGACCATTGCTTTTAGCAATCTGCCTGATAAAGTCGGAGGCTTTTCCGAAAATAACTTTCCCCCTAGGGAGCGTTGTGGTTTTCAGTTTTTCGGATATGCTTCCGAGCGGTACAGGATTAGACGCTTTATTAGCTATATGCTCCACTATACTTCTATGGCTCTGTCCTCTTAAAATAGAGTAGTTGGCTATATCGAAGTTTATAGCTCTGTCAGAATCTAGAGCTATTATAGTAAGCTTGAAGGTGTTTGCATTGACCTTTTCCCTTATGCACTGAATGATATCTCCATCGAAGATAAGCCCAAATTGACTTCCTTCATATCCAGCCTCTACAGTAACTCTTTTGCCATTCATAATTATGGCATTCTCTGTTTGGGCATTCAGGTTGTAAACTGATATTTCAGAAGAGTTTGGCTCCATCTGGATAGTCTTTATAATCGAGAATGTGCAGTGAAGCCTAGATATATCTATAGCTGTACCAGATTTATCAGATACGGTTATTCTGTACCTTCTGCCAAAAAGGATATCTCCTCTTTTCTCACTTCCTTTAATCACCTGATAGTTTGTTTCCTCTATGGTCATCATTTCCACTTGCTCTGATGACCCAACAGAGGCATTCGCAGTAGCTCCAGGAGTATAAGAGCCAGTACTTCCGGTAAATCGGTTGTAGTATTCGTGTGCCTTAGGTTTTCTTCTACTTTCAAGGTGTGATGATGATTCAATGTCTAATGGTCGTAGAAAATTACGCATGAAGGATGCTGTTAGTTCAGATATAGAGCCTTTTCCTTCCATAAAACTATTGAAATTCAGTCCATATTTTTGAATCCACTGTTTCTTAGCTCCTGTTGCAGATGCTCCTTGTCCTGTTAATTCAGCCCAAAGGAAATTAAGCTGATGATCTAGAGTAATTCCGTATCTTTCAAGCTCACTTCTTCTCCCTGTTGAACCACCTTTGGGATTTGTCCATTGAATTAAGCCAAAACCTCCTCCACCACCGACCTCGACCAAGTTTGTATCAAAACTACTTTCAGCTTGGATATTTCCCATAACTGCCGCTACTGACTTCTCAGGGAGCCCCTTACCTCTGAGAAACTTCCATACCACAGCTTCTCTTTCTGATCTATTCAAGCAGGACACCTCCTATTTATAAATTTGGGCATAATAAAAGCAACCCCTTTTGGGATTGCTTTATTCTTTATATTTCAAATATATTGCTTATTGAAAGTTTTATATTTTCAAAGCTTGTTAACATTGCTACTCTGAATGACTTTATTATTAAGTCATTAGTAATCTCCTTGTTTTTTTCGATCATGCCTTCTGAGTAAATTTCTATCATATCTAGAGAATAGCTAAGTGCGATCTCAGCCTTTCTCATATAGGCTAGCTCTTCTTTGAGCTTTTCTTTTCTTGTTAGAACTCCTTTTGAAGCCACCCCAAAATAATTATCTATAAAACCCTTAGCTCTATCGTAAATATTAAGACCTTTACACACCATCTCTACGGACACCCTGTCTAAAATTACCAAACTAGCAATATACTCGCTCACATTTGGATTGCTGTCCTTGAATTTAGATAACTCTTCACCTTTAAGCATTACTCCTAAGCTGTTTTTTTCTAAAAAGCGGTGTATTCTCCACTCTGTCAATCCTGTTACTTGCTCCACGTCCTTAACAGTCATATGAGGTACACCATTCAGGTACTTAGGTTCCAGTTCTTTAGGCTCTTCTATCTGGAGTTGTTCAGGCTCTCTAATTCTAAAGTAGCTTTTCACCAACTGCCTTTGAACCTTCCAAGCTAGGTCGTCAGTGAATGACTTTACTAGCATTAGATATCCTGTTTCGGTGACTAAAAACACAGCCTTTGCACGACTGAGTACGAAATTCGTACCTTGTTGTTTTAGTCTTTTAAGTTCATTTCCTATTACCTCAAAGTAGTCTTCACCTTCTATGAAGTGCTTCTTATTTTGACTAAAGTTTCTCTTGGCTGTCCCACTGGCTCTTTTGTGCACTTTATCAATGTCATTAAATGTAACAACTCTTTGGCCTTCCCAAACCTTCACTTCCAATGGCATTTCGTTTACTTGTACTGTATTCATATTAAATTCTCCTTTCGTCTTCTAAGGTCAATGCTGCTGACTTTAGAACTTCGCTTTATTAGTTTGAAAGAAACAACTCAATATGATACAATATTTCATAGAGAGCTATCTCTTGGCAAAACACTCGTGTATTCTTTGGTCGGAAGAACGGGTGTTTTTTATTTTTTGTCATCTTGATTTTCTTCAACCAACTTAGTTATATACTCAACTAATATTTTTTGCATATCTTTTCCTGACGTTATCGAGTATATTTTAAATTTTTGGTGAAGTTCATCATCAAGCCTAACTGTTAATGTTTTTATGTTAATCACCTCCTGCTATATTGTCATTCTATCATTCTAGAATGACAAGGTCAAGGAGTTTTTAATTTATTCACTGGAGTTTTTGTCTTGGACTGTAAAAATAGTTGCGTACGAATTTCGTCCAATAGAAAAAGCACTCTCTCGAGTGCTTTATTCATTATGATTTGTATAGTAACCAGTCATCGCATTCACTATTGCGAAAGGCTCATCGTTTCCTACAACGTACACGTCATAGTAACCATTATCCCAATAACCTTGATCGTAATAATCTATAGTCTTGTTGCTCCACTCTTCATAAAAAGACTTTTCAAAAACTTCTTTCCAGTTATCTTGAATAGGAGCATTATACATCATGTGCCTAGTAAATTTTACTATATCATATCTATCCCAGCCATCTTCTACAAAAGATGCGTATATATCATTTATATCTTCATCCGACAATCCGTTTAATAGAGTTTTGTTCCAGTATTTCTTTTCTTCACTATTCAGAATATAGTGTCTTGCTTCAAAAGCTACATCTCCACCTATTCCGATGCCTGGTATATACTCTCCTACTTCTCCGGTTTCTTTGTCTACACATAGGTTGTAGTCCATAAAGCTACCATATTCTTTGCTGAATACCCCAAATATATAGTAATTCTCTATCGCTTTATAGTTTTTAGCCGCATAACTTTCATAAGGCATATACTTAAATCCTAGCCTGGAATTATCAGACTTTTCATCATTCAATATTTTGTATGCTTCCTCTAGAGATATATTAGCTTCCGGAACTTCATTTAATATAACGTTTTTGTTTTGTCCGTCCCACTTAATATCCAGTCCAAGAAGATCCGATATCATTCTCACAGATACCAACGTTCTGCCGTTTATTATTCGAGGACTGACATCGCCACGACTTATCTCAATATTGTTATAGTAGCTATCTGTCCAGCCATCCACATAGTAGTTTCCAGTGTAGAGTTCGATTTCCACGCCCTCTTTTTCTCCTATGGCGATTCTTTTTTCAGCATTCCAACTTACTTTCATCCCTAAGTTTTCAAATAATGCTCTAATTGGCACCATCGTTCTACCATCTACAATTATAGGCTTTACGTCTAGGTTTATTTCTTGACCGTTAAGAATTATACCGTTGGCCTCAGTATATTCGGCCCCTAGTACAGGTGTTGCGAATGAGAAAATTACTAGCATTAATACAATTAACTTTTTAATTGACATTTCAATCCCTCCTTTGACAATATTATATATCCCTCTCAATTGGAAGTCAAAATACTTCTCTGGAAAGAAGTGTTTTCTGCGTGATATAATTATTCAGCAAAGGAGGTGTTATTATGTCAGAAAAAAGAGATTCTTTTGTAGGCAACTCTAGAAGAGAAGTTCGAGACGGTGCTGGCTCTAAGGATAATTCCAATATCTTAAAGCTAAAACCAAATAAGAAAAAAGACTCTAACTAGCCCGTAGAGTTCTTTTGCTTTAACTTAGAGTGCAGCTCTTCTAAGCTGTACTCTTTAATCAATATGTCCTTATCAAGACTATAGTAAGTACGTGTCACATCGTCCTCATCCAGGTGTTCTTCTATCCATTCCCCCTCTAGTATCAGCTCTTTCTCTTCGTTGTCCGCATGATTCCAGTTCTTGACCAAACCACATGCTATTTGCTTTCCATCCTTGAATATGGCGACTGGCTGACTTTCGTTGTTATTGAACATTATGTTCCAGACATCGTCCTCTTGAGACACTTCACTTAGTCCACGAGACTTCCTTATGACATTTGCCAGTGCCGTCGTATACTTGGGATGTATTATACTAAGCATCGTTCCATATAATACCGAGACCATAAGCATGAGCGTAGTGTACTTCAGTATATTCCATATATCTTCCATATACTTCATCAGTTGAGGTATTGTTTCAATTTCTGTGAGACTTACAACCACTACCAGACTAATCACTATTATTGGAATGCTGTGTAGCAAGGCTATTACGGTCCTCCTGAAATCGGACTTCTCTTTTTCCCCCGAGTTGAGACGCTCATATATGTTTCTAGCTATGAACCCTGGAGCCACAACTAAAAGCATTGCAATATAATTTTCCATAATCAATCCCCCTCTACCTAATGGTATTTCTGTTTACCATATATGTCAATTGCTTATTCAGGAGTGTCACCCCAAACCAAAGCAAAGTTTACACCTAAGTCAAACTCATTTGGCTTGTTTCTTTGAATATTCGGGTCAAGCTTTACGACATGAGCGCTCCCTATATTCAAGTAGCTATGCTGTTCAAGTATATTAAGTCCGCACACAAGAGGTATCGCATTTACTAAGTCCTTTCTTTCTTCATCCTTCAGGCTCATCATCCAGCATTTCTGCTCGGTGTTATATCTTAGAAAGAAGTATAGTTTAATTGCAGCCCCGTCTACTGGGATAGTGCTAGTGAACGTTTGGTTTGGAGACGATGAAACAGGAATTATATACATATTCTAACACCTCGCTTAGTTAAATGCTTTATGCAGAAGACTTTCATCAGCTTCTATAGCTTTCTGATCGCCTTCATTTGTTGAGGAGCTTTTCTGCGGACGCTCCGATATCTTTACAGTAGAAACTTCCGTTACAAACATCTCCTTAAGCACTACTGTAGCTTTAAGAGCGTGTGTAGTAGTGCTATCATCATCAGCAGATATAGTTTCAACCATCATGTTTTTATAAGTTCCGAACTTGGTAGATACCATAATGGGCATTCTTTGAGACTGAAGTTCTTTTAGTTTCAAGTGTGCAGATACAGACCTAGAGCCGTTCCCTGAAAATTGACCCGCTACATGACTTTCCATTACATCACTCATACCTATCTGAAAGGTCAGAACGTCAGCCTCTTTAAATGCGTGGTCTGACACGTTCGCCCCGGTTTGCACGGGGTGCTCTGTAATGTTCAGCTTACTTGTGTGATTGGTAGAAAAGATAGCATCGAATATAAGCTTCTCACTTCCTGTATCGAAGTATGTTTTTGACTTTACAGACCTCACTATTCAAGCACCCCCTGCATATTTCTTATTGTTATTCCTTGCAGCCTTCTATCTATTGCCCTTGAGGTAGATTCAGCCTCTGTCCCGTAAACATTTATTGTATTAGCGTTGCTTATTGAGTTGCTATTGCTTATGTTCTGAGAAGTGCTATTATTGTTAGTCATGTAGCTCTTGGACTCGACTCCACTAGAACCACTTCCATAGTCATTGGCAAAGGACACTACTTTTTCTCCGAATTCTCCGAAGAACTCTTTGCCTTCTTCCCACTTGCTTTTCGACCACTCTCTAACCTTTCCCCAAACCTCTCTCGCTTTATCCTCTATCTTATCTAGGGCTTCACTGGCTCTTTCCCAGTAGTTACTCCATTCGTCACTTATATAAGACATTCCGGTAGCGAAGCTTTCTTTGAGCTCGTCAAAGTCTTCAAGTATACCGCTTATACTTTCAGAGCCCTTTTCTCCGAATGATTGCCACTTGTCCCTGAAGAAAGATATTCCCAGTCCAAAGACAAGTTTCAAGAATTCGAATTTTTGCTTTATTTTTTCTATTGCCTCTGACCCATCTCCTGTAAAGCTGTCTATTATGTCTCCAATTACAGACTTTCCGCCTCTAAGATATGTCAGGAAGTCATCAATAATTGCTATTACAAGAAGGAAAGGAGCTGTCATGGCTATTATCCAAGCCATTATTCGCTTAGCTGTCTTCTCAACCTTATCAGGAGCCTTGTCAATAATATCGAATACACTGCCTAGCAGCTTAAAGAACTTCCATACCGGGGATATTACCTTCCAAAACATCCATATTATCTTCCCAACTACAAATATGAGTCTTAGAAAGCCTCCTATGAGCGTTCCGATAACCTTAGCAACCTTAGGGATATGTTGTATAAGCCAACCATTTAAATCGCTCATATCACCCTTAACCTCTGCTAATGGACCAGCTAGATATTCCAGTATATAATGCCCTATCCACTGAAATAGCATAGAAAGAAGTTGCTTGAACCTTTTGAATTCAAGACCTAGCCCCTGGACAATCTCTAAATTTTCACTGAACTCTGGTGGCAATCGCATCTGAGAAGCGTCTTCTCTCAACTGATTAAATTGTTTCAGCAGCGTAGGACTAAGCCACAAGTCTTCCATTGAAGCCCCAAGTAAATCTAGGGCCTGACTAACTTCTTTAGCAGTTTCCTTGGTAGTCCAGAGTTGCCTTGATAGCTTTTCGTATTTAATATCTTCGTTCGCCAGCTTATTCAGGTATTCTCCAACTTTTTTTATGGCGACTATAAGAGCTAATACGGCAGCTATAATCGCCGCTATGCTCGCAATGGCTGTTAAGGAGAATCCTTTGAGTGCTGGCCCACCTTTACTGATTAGACCGCTTATGCCTTTCTTGAGACCCCCGATTTTCTTTGTCGCAATCTCTGCTGTGGCAGAAAATTTATCATTTATTCCAAGAGTCTTTTCTTTAAAGCCTTTTAGAAATTTGAACAACTCCTTGTAGCTTTCAATATCATTTTTAGCACCAGACTTCTTATTGTTGCCCCCGGTTCTGTCCTTTGCAAGCTCCCCTTGAGCTTTCTTAAACATCTCAAGGTGTTTCGAGCCTTCTTTAAGAGACTTATCTAGGCTTGGAAATAGATCCCCGACTTTCATAGATTTAATCTGAGAAAGAAGCTCCTTGAACTCTTCTGTTCCCGGAAAGAGACTTTCTATATCTATAGACTTTAAAGATTCGGGAATATCCTTTATCTCACTCAGTCCAGGGAATAGGTCTTTTAGGGTTTTAGAGTCCAGTAAAGAAAAAAGACCTTTCAGAGAATTGCCAGTCTCAGAAAAGCCTTTTTTACTAGTCTCATTGAACTCCTCTACTTTTCTTTTGGTGCCGTCCATAGAGCTATTCGCTTGCTCAAAAGAAGTTGAATCTATTCGAAATCCGATTCCAACTAAGTAACTTTTTATTAAGTCTATACTCAAGTCAGATTCACCTCCTCACCTTTGTTCTTGTATTTCCACTTAAAACCATGACCTGTTTTATATATGCCCTTGCAACATTTGCCTATACTATTGTTAAGTTGAGTAACGCCAACCGCAGCACAAGCTTCTTTTATAGAAGAGTACTCGGAAATGAACTCCCCCTCAAGAGATAACTGAATTACAGGAACTTCATTTTTCTTTGAGGCTTTCTTAGCGTTTTCTCTACAAGCCTTCAATCGTTTCTCGGTTTTCAAACTGGCCTTTCCTTTTTCAGAAAGAGGAACTCCTTTTTTAAGCAGAGATAGTTTTCTATTTCTTTCTTCTGATTTGTGAATTCTAGATAATGCCTCCTGATGCTTTTTAGAGTTTCTAATGCTACTAGAAAGTTTTTGACTATAGGCCTTCTTTTCAGATTCAGTCATGGAGGCAAGCTTGTTGCCAGACTTGCCTCCATCCGCAAGATTGTAAAACGTATCTTCATTTACTGCATTATATTTTTCTATCCATTTTATCTCAAGGTAATTTAATTCTTCTTGGGATGCTCCATATTCAATAATGTCTCTTTTGAAATTCTCTTTTCCGTACTTCTTTATAGCTCTCTTAATTAACTTCCCACTCCCCAAATAGTATTCCCATCCCGAACTCAGCTTACGTTGCCCTATATACTTTTTGCCGTCTATCAAGTTTGTAGTTATATATATGAACCCAATTTTTTTCAAAACCAACCCCTCCTTTCGTTACATTATACAATCAATAATCATTGTAAGCAATAACTATTGATTGGAAAGAATAAATATATTAAAATACAAAGAAAGGAGTTGATTATATGCAAATGAATTTGAAGGAACTTTTAGAGAAGGAAGGAAAGAGTGTTTACTGGCTGAAGCACGAAACGAATATAAGTCATGGTACAATATACAAAATGGTGAATAACGAAACTAAGATGATCTCGTTTGATAATCTTGAAAAGATATGCAAAGCTCTAAAGTGCACACCTAACGACGTTTTCGGATATAAGGTCTAATCCCATTAAGTCACCTCCCTCTTAGACGCCTCATAAGCCCTGCGCTCATTTTCGTGAGTGACTTGCATTATTTCATGAGCATCCAATAAGTCGTCTAAAGTATAAGTTCCATCCCATACTTCATGTTGCTTCCACATGCCTTTTATAACCGGTGCGTAGGTGAAGGCTTCTACGTTGCGGAATTCTGCTGGGATATATTCAACCCCTTGAGCATCGAGGCCAAGGGGCTGTCTTCGAAAAAACCCGACACATTGAACACTAGTGACTGGATTGTTAGATTCATTACTAAAGCCGTGTCAAATTCTATGTCAGAGACCTCAAATTCTCCGTACTTATTAAGCACCTGAGCTCCTCCAGATGGGAGTGTTTCCTCTACTCTTTGTAGACAGTTGTCTTGAATATACCTAAACTCCTCTTCTGGAAGGTCAAATAGCGACCCTGCTAGCTCTGTGAGATTTATCTTGTCTATATCAAAGTCTTTAAGGCTATCTGCTTTAACATTCTTTAATATAGGCGTAAGTATTTTAGTTAGCTTGAAAAGCATATAGGAGCCTGTCCTCGCATCTAGCTTATTCAGCCTAAAGCTCCTACCTCCAACCTCTATATCTTTGAAATTTTTACGTTGAACTGTATTATCCATCTAATTGCCTCCTATTTCTCGGTTATTTCTGCGGCCATAAGGTTCCATGTCACATGCTGGCCTTGTGCTTGATAGCTTCTATCTGCAATCTTCTGTGGAGATACACCGGTGCAAACAGTTTCATCGCCTAGGTTTTTGGACGCTATAGTGATGGTCATATTCGCGAATTCTGATAAAGGACCTGCGGACTCCACATAGTTATACCATTTCAAGAGCCATTTATGTAGCTCTGACGTCTGCTGTATCGCTATAGTTATGGCGCCATTCTTTCCAGCTAACTTAGATACCATTACTTCGCCATCCGCACCTACGTCATGTGCTGTTTTGTCTCCTGCCATAGACACTCCTATGCTCCCGACACCAGCACCTGTAGATGATTTGCTCCCCACTTTTGGGTGTGAGAAAGATGCAGTTACATCTCCAAATCCATATACTTTCATTTTATCCCTCCTATCTGTTTACGAATACTTTTATGGCTACTGCCTCTATCGCTCCGGCCAACTTAACAAGGACATAGATAGGCGGAGCTTTCCTAGCCTCTCTATCTTCTTGTGACTGATCATTTACAGAGCCGCTCATTATGAGGTATCCTCTCTCGAGGACATCCCCGGTCTCAACATCTAGTATAGGTGCAGACGTCCATATTCCCGGTGCTATGAACCCTGTTCCCCTATGTTTTTCAAGCGGAGCTCTGATTCTATTCAGCAGATTATCCATCCCTGGGTCGGTCTGAGGTATCTTGCTTGAAGTTTGGAGCCCGTCCATAACTGCCATCTGTATATCGTTGGTCAGCATATCTAAGTTTATTATTTCATCGAAAGGAGTCCCATCGGCCATAACTCCGTCCTCGAACAGATTGTAGACTGATCCTCTATTGATATAGACATTGCAGTTGTTATTCTTGATTTGAACTAGTTGAGTTCCGTTTAGGTCCTCGGTATTTACGCCGACTTCTTTTTTAAACTTTAGCGTGTATGCCGAGCTTGCCGTCTGGGTGTTGGCCCCCATAGCATAACCTATAGCCGCCATTATTGCATGATCTGTTGTAGAGTACTGCCCTATAGTCCTTTGAATTCCTGACTTTTTCAATGTCTCTATTACATTTCCTTCAGCATTTGTGAGAACTTCACTGTCGCTTGTGTTATATGCGTGAGTTGATGGCGGAATAGCAGACTCGATATAATTAGCTACATCTATTATTTCCGTCTTGGTAGCATTACATACATAGACTGTATACCATTCAGCATTAGCTTCTCTACAGGCAGTTACAGCTTGAACAGCCGTCTCACCTATATCATCCCACACCCCGATTGCAACTCTGCTTGGCTTGGGAGTCTGGGAAAAGTATAGCTGTGCTGCTAAATATTCCGGCTCCTCTCCAGTCCAACCATCAGCCTTCATATCTTCCATGCCTGCATAGTTTTTAACCCTTTCGCTTTTTGTAATAATTGTAGAAACTCCAACTATAAGTGCTATGTTGAATTTAGTCCTGACCGAGCGTACAGGGCCTATGTCTACACTTACGTCAACGGCATCTTTAAGGGGTAAAGTTGACATAATACCACATCCTTTTATTTATTTTTCAATACGATTACCTCCGCTCCCGTAATGAACGGAACTTTAGCTTCTCTTATGACCGACTCTGTAAAAGTTGCTGAAAAATCAGTCCTATCCCACCACTGCTTATTATAGAATTCAGGAATTCTTGTTGGCATTGGCACGTCTGTAACCAGGAATAGATTTTGCTTCTTAAACTTAACCATGTATTCATTTGCGAATATATGGCTTCTTAATAAGTCAGCATTGTCATAAGAATTCGGACCATAAAGGGTCCAGTTTATTTTATGTGTTCTAGCATATCCGGTTTTTCTTTTAAGATTATCTAAGTCAGTTTCATCTGTGTCGTATAATATGTTAAGCTCTCTAGCCATACGATTATCTTCAGGAGTAACCCTTAGTAAAACCACATCTTCGTCAATCTTCCAGCTTGGAGCTCCATCTGACTGCCAAGCTATCCTGACTTTGCTCATTTCTTCCTCAGTCGTATATCCAAGCATATGGCATGTTATGTCGAAAAAGAAGTCCTCTATGTCTTTGAGTTTAAGTATTTGGTCTGCCATTACCTACTGTCCTTCCTGACTGCAATAGACTTGTAATAGCCATAGTCCCTATACGGCTGAACAGCATATATCTTGTACCTCTCGCCATTCCATGAAACTTCATCCGAGGTTCCAGAATCACTAGTCACAAATACTTCTCCAGTAGTGAATATAGCTATTTCTCCACCAACTCTGTCCCCCTCGGGTATCATCTCTATGTCCTGGGGCTTTGCAGGGCTCACTACTCCTTGCATGGTTAAAGGGTTCTCCACTTGTTCGAATCTCCCTTTCACCCAAGCTCCAGATTTCCTAAAAAGCTGTATGCTTTGAGATAGTTTCGGATGAAGAATAGCCCTTGAAACATTAATCATGCGTATCACCTCTTCTTATCACGGATATTATGCTCTTCCGTAGCTCTGTAGAGTCTATAAGTGGGTTTTCACTACCCTTTCGTTCTATGGTCAAGGGACTGTTTGGAGGCCAATTGTTCTGTGGGTCTCGGAACCAAGCTCGGGCCATGTTCTCGCCCAATACGCCGACTTTCTCGAGCGCTATCACAGGGTTGTTTCCATCAAGTGCAGCTTTGACCGCTTCGGCCATCTCTTCCGCTATAATCTCTTTTCCATCATCGAGTGCTGGTACTAGGACAGGTCTAGGCGGTGATTGGTACATAGGAGAGCCGTGTTCATGTATATAAAGCTCGTGCGCCTTGCTATAAGGCATAGTATCCACATCTTTCTGCATAGCTTTCCTCATCTGGGAGTCTCTGATCCCGTGTGTGTGGATGTAAAGGAGTTGAGCGTTGGTTATGTCGCTATCATCCCTCTTAGTGTTAGCCTCTTCAGGTATTCCAACGCATACAGTGTTCTGCGCCAACTCCTCTAGGGATTTTTTCAGGTCTTCCGTGAAGTCCTTCTCTAATGAGATATTGACAAAGCCCTTTATCATAAAAGCACCTCCTATAGAACCACCATTCCGCCCTTTCCTACAAGTTTGGCCAAACTCGAAAGCTGTTGTCCAAATTGAGTAGACCTCCAAGACGCCCAACCACTTACACTTTCGGCCACTACACTATAGTCAGTGCTTACTGATACATCTCCTACTGAAACAGAAGTGTCTAATCCTAATGACTGCCCAGCCTCTAAAATTCCTGCTGCTCCACTATTCGGGTCAGCAGTACTCTGCATGTGCAAGTGGCAGAAATGAGCTGTGAACAAAGCCATTCCAATCCTCCACCTACTGTGCCATCTGACTTCTTTTATAGACGCATCTGCTAAATCGAGATACATTTGAGCTACAGCTTGAGGAACCACATGGTTTCCCGAGTCATCAGGTCCAAACTGAGGATACATTAAGTAAAAGTCTTCTAGTGTAAAAGGAGGATTGGCGCCAGTTTTTATATTACTGGCCCCTCCGATTATTCCGTTTATAGACATATAAAATCACCTACTTCTCTTCAGCAGGCGATTCTTTAGTTGCAGGCTTTTTGTTAGTTGCAGGCTTGCTATTTTCAGCCTCTTTCTGCTGCAATTTATTCTCTATAACTTGGATAGTGTTATCCTTTTGAGCCAGTTTGAATAGCATTGTTTCAGCAACCCAGTCTGGGACATCCTTTATTTCATGGTGCTTTATCTTAACTTCCTCTTCGCCTCTAGTAAATAGAAGCGATCTTGTAGCCATTACTCTCATTGTTATTCCCCCTCTATATTCCGTCTACATACAGTGCACATTGGTGATATAGGAATTTTACTTGTCCTATATTAGCCACATATGGCGTATAGTATGCTAGATCTTTTGCTGAAGTCTCTGTGAATGACCTCATCATTGGCACAGGGATGTCTATGCACACTCTGTTCTTGGCATTAACATAGGCTACCATTCTGTTCGTGTCTCCAGTTCCTGCTCCAGTACACCATCTTGATGGACTGATTACTAGCTCCACGCCTTGATTTTTAGCTATATTGTTTTCTAGTAGATAGTTAAGTAGAGACACATTCCCTGCATCACTAACCTTTCTACTAACTAGATATGAGTACTCTGAAGGCGGTATCAATATATGATTCGCCATACCACTTAAGTCATACTCAGAGTCAGCCCAAGTTTTAGTAAGTGCTTGGTTTATATCATCCAGTATCTCATCTGGAGTCTTGTCCTTCCAAGTTGTCTTAGTGCTTGCTCCAGCTGTAGCGGCAGTAGCTGTTATTGCCGGATTGTTTACCAAGCCATATACATCATCTTCAGGAAGTCCTTCGTAGACCATTTGATCTAGTGTCTTGTTGTAGTTTAGCTTTATTCCATTATCCAGTATCTCATTTAGAGAACGGCCTATCTTTTGAAGCTTTTGTTGATCTATGAAAGGAACTTTAAGCACGTTGCTCCACGCATATACTTTGAACACGTCCTTGCTTACGTCTCCTTGAACTATAGGAAGGTTATTTGTCTGGCCTCTCATGAGTCCGTGCTCGTTTCCTCCCGTAGTTCTGTAGTCAGCAAACATATTGGACGTAGACTCTACCCATCCACCGCCAGTATTTGCGACTATATCCCTTGGCCACGTTACTGATGTAAGTGGTTCGTTTAACTCCATATCTCTTTTTTCTAGCTCTCCAACTAAGAATGCCATTCCACTATCGACAGATGCTGCGTCCATAGCTATGGCCCCTTGTCCTAAGCTAAGCACTTGTGAGTCAAAAGATTGAACTCTAGTATTTCCGAAACTCTTCATATGCTATCCCTCCTTATATTGACCTGTTTAGTATAGTTATTTCTGCAACTCCATTAGCGTCAACTTCTCCGGTTGTAAATCTTACTCCAGAAAGCTCAACTGTGTTCGTAGTATCTGGCGCAGCTTCAAAGCCACCTATCACTCCGGCAGGGATAGCCACATTCTCGGTTATACGTATATATACCTTCCCGTTTGGAGTAGGTGCTCCTGCATTGACCTTTACAGACATGTAGCCTCTGGTTAAGATGTCGGTTCTTTCTTTATCCAGGTATCCAGATGTCGAAGTATCAACGCTTATCGCTTGTTTAACCTCTCTGACTGCTATTCCTACAAAATCAGCCGCTGTGTCACTTGCTCCAAATGCAGAAACTGTATTATCACTATTCAGAACTACCGGAGCTCCAAATCCTATTTCTCCAGTAGAAAGTTTGTTTTCGACTATAGCATCTATACTCCTAGATATCGTTCCTGGATATCCGTAGTTCAACTTCTTTCCTATCGCTGATCCTGGCATATTAGTTTCCTCCTTTTAGGTTTGCGTTGTATTTTTTAGCTATTTGGTCTCCGAGGTTTTCTAAGTGTGCAGTCATATCTTGAACACTTCTTTGATTACTTGCATTGTCTACTGCGCTTTGTTTTTGAGATTTTGCTATAGCAGAATACGTGTTTCTCCCTTTTGGAGCCTTTGTAGCTTTCTTGTACTCCTTAAGTAGAGAGTCACAAGCCTTCTTTCTCTCTCCTGCGTCTGGTATTGCAGCTATAACAGGCTTTATAGCTTTGAGTGTAGCTACCCAAGCTTTGCTGTCTGTTACTGGATTCGTAGGTCTATCTTCTGGATCCGAAACATCTCCTTCTTCAAGATCGCCATCCTCTGTCTCCACTATTTCAGACTCTTCACTATCCTCTATCTCTTTTATAACTTCGTCTATAGCGTCTTCTGGACTCGTCTCCTCATCCTTAGCTGTTACTATAGCTTCTACTATTGAGGTTAGTTTGTCGATCTTATCATTTATAGCTGCTATCTCGGGAGATGCGACCCCTTCGCCGTTGTCATTAGCTTTCTCTCTTGATTCTACTTCTTCATCTTCGGCTCTTCCCTCTTCAGCCATGTCATCTACAACTTGAGCTATGTCTTCAGGTTCAGCATCCATCGCTAAATGTTTGAGCCCTATAGCCGCTAGGAATTTAGTTGTTGTAGAAGGTTTTTTTCTAGGCATTTTTAGTTTACTCATATTATCACCCTCGCTTTCTTTACTTTTAGAATCTTTTATTGACACTCTGTGACCTGCTCGTCCAGCTTCAACCACTGCGACATGATTGCCACGTATATTGGTTTGACTGTATGTCCCATCATCATTTTTGACGTATATACAGTCGTATCCAGACGACACTTCACGCTTACCATTTTTGATATCCTCTATGAGTCTTCTCTCGTGAATAATCAAGTCCGCAAGCATAAGGTCTGGTTCATCTTTACTTCTCCTTACATTCTGGACAACTCCCTTGGAATACCTCTGAGACGTTTCGGGAGTCAATAGGTCGGGCGGATGTTCATTTGTCACTATCTTGCCCTCAAACGAGGCCAATGTAGCCTTGCTGAAAAGTTCATCCTCATTTCTATGGACTTTGATTCTTTCCTGTCGCCTCTCTGTGTCCCCTATTTCGGCTCCCAGATATTCCATATGACCAGTACGTCCTATGGGGACATTCCGAGCTACTAGGTAGCCCTCTGGTGTCTCCGCTATGTTGTTTGATATTTTACTTGCAAAATAAGCTATCCCATCGTTTCTTCTCACCTCCTTAAATAGACATAAGAAAAGCAACCTGAGTGTTCAGATTGCCTTTATAAAGCCTATTTACATTATGCTTTCAAACTCTTTTCGGGTCATTCTCTGTATCTGTCCGCCATGATAAACCTTAGCTGGGAATTTAACAGTCTTTAGATTCACTATTGGCTCAGGGATAGCAGCGACAATTAAATATATCGCCAGGCGCATAGTGCCCATATGACTTTTCTCCTTTGAGCGCCTCTGGGTCAGGTGGATCATTCCAGTTTACAAGTACGTCATTCATATGCCTGTGACTGCTCCTCACACGGCTGTCTTCAGACGTCTTCCATACATACCACCTAATACCCATTCGCTCGCTTCTAGCTTTAGTAAGGGCTGTCGAGGCTTTACTGCTCTCTGTCCTAGCTATCAATGTAGCTCTGCTCTTGTTCAGCTCAGGAAACTTCTCCTGAAGGTCCTTAGCTATATCGGTATGTCGCCTTCCTTTCTGGGCTTCTTTGGCCACATACCTAGATACATATTCAGTCATACTCTCTGGAATGGTCTTTATGAGCTTGGAGTTTTCTTTGACTATCTCCCGGAACACATCCCCTACTTCTGTTCCCATTTCATTCTTTAGGGCTTCGTATATTTCCTTTCCTTGACCATTCACCTTTGCAGCTTCTCTCCAAGTGCGTCCAGCGTCTGTGAATACGTGTGTGGCCATTTTCAGAGCTGTAGTTTCGGCGTGGTCCTGAAATTCTTTTGTTTGAGTCAAGCTTTTTAAAACCCCTATCATGCTGAAGGGGTCTGTAATCCCTATTATGGCCTTTTCTACGAACTTGAATATCTTCTTTAATGACCTAGCATAGGAGCGCTCTATGCGTCTCTTGGGTTCCCACAAGCTACGCTTCATTGCTCTATACCCCTAAGGTAATTTTCCACTATAGAGCTTCCTGTCTCCGGCATATCCTCTCCAGCGGTATCAAAGTCATCATCAGCTTTGTCTATATCCTCTGCGGTTATATTTGTGAACATTCCAGTGGTAACACTCATTTCCTTGAGTTCCTTTAGGGCCACCTTCTGGCTCAATATGCCTGCATTGAACACATTGACGATAGAGTTGACTTTCTTGTCCACTATGTTTGCCAGTTCGTCCTCAGACTGTTCTGCTATAGGATTGAACTCATAGTCAAGGTCATCAGGGATGTACCCAAACTCACTCATCGCCATAACTGGAAGTAGCTTGTCTAGTGCCGGCTCCAATTGCGAAGCTTGCTTTTGTCCTACCATGTCGTAGTAGTTCTGCATATCGCTTTCACCTGTGGCACTCAGTCCAGCAGGGCTTCTCCCAAATAGCTTAGTAACCGGTATCTCTGCCGCACCCGATATGTCCAGCATGAAGTTCTGGTATATGTCAGATAGCCCTGAAAATGAGTATTGTATGGTATGGAAGTCATCGTCCTTATCCATAACCTGTAGTCCCATATTATTCAGTAGTTGATTTTGCTGTGACAGGGTAGTATATAGCTCTCTCTGTGATTGTTCATCACCCATAGCAAGCATTTCTCCAAGGTCAGCCATCTTCAACACTCTGATATTTGCTAGGAATACAAGTTGTGCTATATTCCAACTAGTGTTATCCCTTTTCTTAAGATCATCGAATACCATTTCTACTTCGGACGCTCCCCAGTGCATTTCTGCATATCTTTCCATTAAGGGAAGTTCTCTTCCAGTAAACCTAAGTACTCTACTGTGATGCACCCTCATTGCACTTCCATTCTCCAGATTCCACTCGTAGTACTCTGGATAACCGAACTCCGGACTCGACACATCCTCTATAGTTTCACTAGAAGGATATAGACCTGTCCATCTATCAGCTACTATCAGTCCCTTGAAGCTTCCAGGCATTATCTCATCATAGTTAAGCGGCTCGTCCAATATATGTTCGTGGCCCTCTATTATCATTACAGCTCCGGAACCACCATATAGGCGACACCACTTTAGAGCTTTCAGAATATCCCTTTTAACTCTAGTTCTTCTCTCTAGCCTCTCGAAACGCTCCACTTCTCCTGGCTCTAGTTGAGTCTTCAAGTCTATCCAGTTCTTGCACATGTCTTCCGGTATACAGTCTATAATTTTCCGTACAATCCAATGTGAGCGATATAAGCTGTTCATCAAACCATAGTTCTGTGTAAGTCGAGTATTTGGATATTCTGTGCTCTCTAATAAGTTTGGCGTTCCAGTACCAAGTCTCGCAAGAGTATTCATAAAAGCGTCTGCTGTGTAGCCACTCATTTGTTCCTTTGGTTTACTGTCTACAGCTTTCTGCATCTGCTTTTCAGCCATTTTCTTATTTCTCTTTCGACTCATACAATCCCTCCTTTCTATCTGGCTAATCTTCTAGGTTTTACTACAGTCTTGACGTAATAGCGTACAGCATCACAATTGTGAATAATGAAACCACCATTAACACTGTAGTTATGGTGGTTTTCGACTTGCATATTATATACATCTTCTTTCCCGATGTGTTTTATGTTTTTTATTTTTGTGCATTTATACTTCTTAGCTTTCCTCTGCATTTTCTTGAACATGTTTTTGATTTTGAGTATTTGTATGCCGAGTAAATATTTCCACAAATAACGCACGTCCTTTCATTGTTATCAAGTCCTTGTTTTCTCCTCCATGCTGATTTACAGTTATTGGAGCAAAACTTGTTTAATCTAACAGTTGCTTCAAACTCTTTTCCGCAATTGTAGCATGTATACTTTTTCTTGGCGTAGAGTTTGTCTTTCATTTCCTCATAATGAGATTTGTGCCACTCCCTACCCGCTTCAGACTTATGCCACTCGATGGCTTTCGGCCTAGCTTTTTCATTAAGTATTTTTGCCGATTCCTTTCTTCTCTCTTCATTTTTCAAAAAATCATCTGCGTGTATTCTCATATGTTTTTTATTTGTAAGTAGTTCAAGATTTTCTATTTCATTACATAGCTTGTCTTTGTTTTTATGATGAACCTCATGCCCCTTCGGGATTTCTCCATTAAAGTATTCCCACATATAGACATGCAATCTTTGTCGCTTATTCCCCTTGGTAGGTCTAGCTGCAAGATAATAATTAGTTTTTTCATCTCTTGTGAATGTATGACCATTAAAGTATGCATGTTTTTTATCTTCATCATATTTGACCATAACTTCAACTCCTTTTTTATATCGTATCTCATTGTATCAGTAATGGTCTTTTATATCAACTATGCAATCCTCCAAAGTTAAATCTTTTACCTGTATCCAGCCTCGATTCGTCAACACAGGGTGATCTTCAGTGGCTTTTATATACCGTCCATCTTCAAGTTCTATTTCAAAAACATCAGCATCAGATTTCGTCTTACAAACATCGTAATATCTAGATGATGTGGTAATTCGCTTCTTTTCATCGAAGCAATATACAGTTCCGCTTTTCCCAACCAATTCAGATATTTGAATCTGTCCCTCGGTAGTATCTATCAGGGTATCTCCTGTTACACAAGCGTGATCTGCAACTTTAACCGGCTTCTCTTCTCCACGTTGCGAAGCCTTCTCGTCCCACACGTAACTCAATACGTCTCCTATAGTCCTTTGACACTTAGATTTGACCATCTTTATCTTTCCTTGACCTATCATAGTCGAGGTCATTCTGATGCCGTCTAAGACTTCGTTATCCGCCGCCTTGACTCTTAGGCCCCTACTCCTTATTTCAGCCTTGAATGAAGCGGCTGATGGGTCCAGTATTATCGCTGTCGGGCTTGGCCCTTCATTTACGAATGCCACTAAGTCGTCTGCATATTGCCTGTCTGTCTTTTGGGCCATCTTTTCTTTTGAGTCATAGTAGTACTCTCTAGTAACCCACGCTATATCTCCATCATCGTATATATCCAAGAATACCGTAGCATTGGAGGTACCATAGTCTATTGCTATATACCGCCTAGCATAACTCTGTATAGACATCGGCAATTCATTCTCTGCAATCTCATTAACCTCCGGGTCCCACATATCAAATATGGCACCAGAAGCAACAGACCATAAGCCAAGTATGTAGCGCTTGTAGAATACCCCTCTATACATGTTTCTGTAACGCTCTTTTATCCTCTCTGAAAGAGATAAGTTATCATCCATGGTGAAATGCAGATAAAGTAGATTTTTCTCCTTTGCTTTCAATATCCAGTTTTGATTGAACCAATGCATAGGTCCATCTGGATTGCAGTTGAAGAAAAACTTACTTCCTTCTACAGAACAACGTCCAGTACCCTGATTGACAAAGGACTCAGGCATAAGTGCCACTTCGTCAAAAAGTATACCCGAAAGAGTGATGCCCTGTATCAAGTCCTGACTAGCCTCATCTTTCCCGCCGAAGATGTAAAAGTAATTAACCTTTCCACCCTTGCTTATCTCTATGTAATTGTCTGTTTTTTTATCTGTGTACCTGTAACCTCTGCTAAGGAGCATAAGCCTTAGCCAAAACCATACATTTCTTCTGAAACTTCCTACCGTCTTTCCACACATAGCAAAATTCTGATTTTCAAAGTTATCCATAGCCCACATAACATAAGACAGCCCCATTGAGACTGTCTTTCCAGATCTGATTGCTCCATCTGCTATTATTCCGTCTGCTTCCTTGGCCGGACTGCTCGGCATCCAGAAAGTCAGCACCTTCTTTTGCTTTGTAGAGAAAGGTTTGAACTTGAATATAGTCTTATTTTTAGCTTTCTTCATCTTCCCATATCTCCTCTACTCTGCCACTAAGAGCCTCTATGAATCCATCGTCACCGAGCTCTTCTATCTCTCCCGTAACCTTAGCTTTGTCGAGCTCTAGCCTGTCTTGAGATATCCTTAGCTTCTCTTCATCTATCTTACGCTTGAATTTGTCAGGGAACAGGTCAAAGAATAAGGCTAGTTTATCGAGTGCCTTCTGCCTATCTTCTAGCTTAATAGATACGCCATTCCTACCTTGCTTGATTTCACTTATTAGAGAGCCGTCCACTTCAAAGCTGCTCTTTATCTTGAGGTAGTCCACCTCGACCTCTTTAGTACCGCCCGATGCCACTCCTACTTCAATCAACTCTGTCCCGAACTCTACAAAGTCCGTCATGTCCGAGAACGCTGTTTTTATATACCTATCCAGTATGTCGTAGTCGTCTATAAGCAAGTCCTCCGCTATAGCTCCTTTGAGTTTCTTTATCTCAGCTCGAACCTTAACATTCCTTAACAACCTACTGCCTTCTGCATGAGCACTGTCTGGAGCATACCCAGCTCTTTTTGCTGCCATGGTTGCATTACGGTTTCTTATGTAGTGCAAACAGAAAGACCTCTGCATTTCAGTAAGTTCATCGTTTTCTTCCATAACTACTTCTATAGCTTTTCGAGGAGTAACGACCTTTTTTTCTTCCTTCTCAACCTCAACCTTTTTTGACTCAACCTTTTCGGTTTTGGTTTTTTGGTTTTTTGTTTTTGGTTGAGTTGGCTTAGTCCAAGGTTGACCTCTATCTCTATCCTGCTTCGCCCAGCTCTTTATAGTCCCTTCGCTTACTCCATACTTCTCTGCAAGCTTTTTGAACGTTCCTTCTCCAGACTCATAAGCTTCTCTTAAAGTATCCTTCTCTATCACATCTCTTCACCACCTCTACTTTCACGCACGAAAAAAGACACCCTTCCGAGTGTCTTCTTTACCTATATATTTCTCTCCTGTGACCTATATCTATGACGAATATCTTTATCTCTCCGTCGTCTATTTCAGCTAGTATCCTGTAGTCCCCAAATCTATATCTCCAAAAGTCTCCTAGATCACCTTTCAAAGCTTTCCCCTTTATTCTTGGGTTCTCAGTTCCTTGAAGGTTCTTTTTGATAAAGGACATTATCATCGCACTATCTCGCTTATCCATCTTCTTTAGAATCTTAAGCGCTTTGTCGCTGATAACGACCTGGTACTCTTTCATTAAAGCCCCAATTCTTTTTCTACTTCGTCTAAAGAGTAGAACTTAGTGTCTTTTTTGTTAAGGAGATACTCATTATAGGCTTTAACGTCTATTTCATCTTCGATTTTCTCGATTACAGATTCCCTCACAAGTTCAGAAATAGTCATGTGCTTTACTTTTGCGTACTCACGTATTAAATCATTATCTTCATTGTCTACTCTTACAGTAATAACAGCCATCGTCATCGCCTCCTTGTAATACAATTGTATTACACAAAGACTCTCATGTCAAGAAAAGAGCCTTTCGGATCTCTAGTCTATTATCTCCGGCTCAACTGGTATCCACATCTTAGGGTTGTAGTTCAGTGAGTATTGGTACTTGTCTACGTTCTTGTAGTCCTTCTGCTCCACTACGTAAGTCACATTGTCGCTCAAGCCCACAAAGTGCTTCTGATAGGACCCATCCGAGTTCTCTACGATAACCTCCAATTGATTATCTGTTGTGTCTGCTGTTATGGACATCTTGCCCGTCATCTGAAAAAGTACGTCCCCTTGTATGCAGTTCATTACTGTAAGCTGTCTAACCACGTTAAAGTTGTCCGCCTCTTGAGACAGGTTGTATGACACCCTGTCCGATTGACTCTCATTTACGCATCCCACTAGCGATACCATTAATCCTGTCGCTATAATTGTAGCTGCTAATTTCTTTTTCATTCTCTTTCCTCCCTAATCCCAAACCTCTATTATCATACAAGGCCCTGTACTCTCTGTTTCTATAGTCTGTCTACGTCCGTCGTCTTCATAAGTAGTCTTGATACTGTACTTCTGGTGTGGCTCTGCCATTCTGGCCGATACCGCTTCTCTCCTTATGAGTTCCTCCATCAAAGCTTTTGTACTTATGCTGGCTAAGTCTATTTTTATCGCACTATTGATTATTACTTCCACATCATAGCCTCCCATGTAAAAAGAGCACCTTTCCGGCACTCTACTTTTTAGTATACTTCTGACTCGTCACTTCTCTAAAGCATCTGCCAAACATACATGTCGCACTTTCTACGTCTGACCATCTAGCCCATAGACAACTACTGCACTTATGTTGCTTCTGTCTGTCTCGTGCTGTCATGTATATCTTCTGGCGGGTCTTTCTCATTTCTTTATTAATACTCATTCCTTGTCCTCCTATCAGTTATGAGGAAATCTTATGTACTCTCGGGGATAAACCGAAACTTCCCGAGCCCCAGCGTCCTGGAGTTTTTGTTTCCACCATCTTGTGGTGGCTGCCCGTTCATTTAAGTATCGGGCTCGGTCCTCTTATGATTGCTCGTATAGAGCTCTGTTGTTCGGGATGGCAGGAGTCGAACCTGCGCAACATATTCCTCTACCACTGAGTTACATCCCTATTGGCCTTACATGCGTAAAAAGTGGCCCTTTGTCCACTCTTTCTTCAATGCCTATGTACTGGCCCTTTCAGGCCATATGGTTAGGGGTTAATCATTGAAAACTTATCTATGGACTTATATGGGCGGAGTTTGTGCATCATATCTTGTTTGCTTCTCTCGCCCAATGCCTATGTATATGTTCCGGATCTAAATCCTTTCGGCAAACTCCCCGGAATTGTTTGTGAAAATAAATTTAAGAAAGGAGGTGCGTACCGGCAGATATCCATACACACTTTATGTTAACTACCTATGTTTCAGTAGTTATACGCATTGCCGGTTGTTGAGCCGGCCTATTAAGTCTCAATATCTTGGGGAAAATGGACTTATTTTGGCTTTTCCTTTTCAGGCAATCCCCCGGCCAGGGTTTAGAAAGACTTCTGTATTTAGCGAGGATCCGTAACAACACTATGGGTAGTCCGACAGTTCCCCCTCGCCATACTAATATCTTACTACTTATATTGTTTCCCGTCTTGGCATTTACTTGTCATCTTAACTTTATTTTAGAAGAAATTCTAGCTATATGGTCATAAGAATATCCTAGCTCATCCGCTATCTCCTCCAACTTCTTTCCTTCCAACAGTTTCATTCTTCCAACCTTGTATTCTAGGCCTTTTAAGTCCTTCAACTTGTTTCCTATGTCGTATCTAGTTGCTACCAAGTCTTCCAGCATACCCTGATAATTCTCTATGGCTCTTTCCGTTCTGAATAACTGGTCGTGATATGTAGCTACATCCATCTTGTGAGTATCCCTTATCTTTTCAAGTGCATAGTACTGCCTCTTTAGTCGCTCTATCTCCATCTCTATAACGTCTTTCTCTACGTCTAAGTCTTTCGCTATCTTAATCGCTACCATAATACCCCTCCTAGTCTATATCCTCATGTTTTAACCCCAGTTCCTTAAGGGTCTCTCTATCCACCTTGATTCCGTATATCTTGTATTGCTCGAATATGTGAAGCTCCCCTTCTGAGTGCACCCTGTTGTGCCAGTCTCTAGAGAGGGCTATCAACTCTAGATTGCTGTGGTCTATGCTCTTCCTGTCCCTTCCCATGCCTACACGGCTTCCAGTGCAGTGGTGAATGTCTACCCCTGTAGACTTTCCTGTTATGCTGCACCTGCGGTATTTGATGCACCCCCACAAGTACCTATCCACATCTTCAACTCTGGTTATTGCCCTATCAGCTAGTGGTATGTTGTGTTTTAAGACAAACTCTATGATGTGCGATATAAACTCCCTGGCCACCGTTACGCTGCAATCCGAGAGAGAGAAGTTCTCTCCCCCAGTAGTAGCGCAGTAGTCGTATTTCAAGTACTCTTTTAAATAGTCTGGGTCGTCTCCTGTATAGTCGCAAATATCTCTTATACATGCGAATATCTTTTTGCGTTGTTCTATCGTAATAGTGCGCCCATCGTTGATCTTTATCTCAGCGTCTACAGCATCCCCAACTTTCCGTCTTGATATTATAGAGCCTACTTGCTCCCCTGGTATTCGGAGTAACAGATCCGTTCCTTCGTCTGTCTCTCGTACTCCTGTTATTTTCGAGAAGTAGTGCATTCTAGGCCCTCCTCTTTATTTCATTTATGACCCTCTCTATAAAACGACTCATATCACTACTGAACAACTCGTACTCTTCAAACCCATTAATGATTTCTAGCTGTTTAAGGAAGTCGTCTCTAAGTTTCAGCATAGATACTCCGTCTTGCGCACGTTTTACCAAGTGCTCTGCCTTTATCCAAGCTTCGTTTCTAAGAACTATACTCCCCCAGGCATCGCCATATATAAATTTTTTACCCTTGTTCTTTCCAGCATACTTATTAGCCATGTAGTCTAGTGGCGCTCCAAATTCTTCCCGAGGAACTTTCATAGAGCCGCTGAAGTAGTCTTTATGATTTATCCAGACATCGTCTCCAACTAGGAATATTGGGCATCTGCATTTTTTAGGGATATAGTCTGCGCTAAAGCTACTCTTTATGCCTTTCAACTCCTTGGGCTTTGTTAACTTAGTCTCTCCGTATATCCTCAGGCTATGGAGCGAAACTTCTATCATGGCTCTTTCTCCCCCTACTTCCCAATCTCTTTGACTCTTCCGCTCTCTCTGTTTACTATCTCCATCAGGTCCGGCGTGTCCTTAGTAACAAGCCACTCTCTGCAATCCAGTCCTTCGTCTGTCATTAGCTGCTTTTGTCTCGCTGTTGGTTTCTTTCCGTGTTTCATTTATTTTCCTCCTCTTCATTTTCTATGCTCTAAGCGTCTTACGTACTCCTTATGACCTGTTTCTGCATCCCAGTAATGCCTATAGCTCTCTACCACCACAAAGTCTTCTCCTCCATCTATTGATATCGAGGTATAATAACCGTTCCCTCTTAGTAGATCCCTGTCCTCTATAGTTTTTACAACAACTCCATCTCCTAAATGGTCTGTCGCTATCCTAAATGTCATTCTTAGCATTTACTCCACCTCTCCTTTCAACCAATCCAAATACCTCGTATACCTTTCATTTTCATAACCATCATAGCCCCATTCTTCTATCCAAGAATCTAGCATACCCTTAGCTTGCTGTTCAGCCGTTTGATCCAGTCCCTCTATCATGTTGAAGTGTTCGTATCTTTTGATTTTTCTCACTACTCCACCTCCAGCATTTCTTTGTTCTCGAACACGTTCCCGACAACTTCAAAGTCCTCATACGTCTCGCCCAGTGTGTATTCTGGATCTTCTCCCGGCTCCTTTATCATAAAAGCTCCTTTGTGGAATACCACTTCCGCTAGTATGCCTTCTCTGCCATCGTAATCCGGCTCCTTATATCTTTCTAGCAGCACGTCCCCCTCAAATATTCGCACTCCGTTTTTGTCTAGGAGGCCCGTGTATTGCATTATTGGAGGGTTAGTGTCCGAATTGCTCGACATCCAAATGCTATACTGCATTGCACAGCCATCGTTTTCAAAATAAAACTCATCGTCTCGAGGATCTCCGTATCGCATTTTTTTGTTTTGTTCATCCCACGCTCTAAACTTAATCTCTCTCATTACGCCTCCTCCTCTATCTCTATCTCTATCTCTACAAGCTCCATCAAGGCGTAATTTGCAAGATCCACCAAAGTGTCTACTATGCTTTCATCTGCAACCTTTCTCTCCTCGCCTTTTAGAAGTGTCTTCAAACGCTCTAACTTGTCGCTCAGTCGTATGACTATCGCTTCTGGGTATTCCTCTCTCGTCTTGGTGAAGCTGTTCCCGTAGTCGCTGTTCTTTCTCCTGTACGTGTCGTTCAACCTGTCGCATATGCTCTGATGTATCTCTGGTCTGTTGTATTCCATCTCTATTCCTCCCTATTCTCAACCTTAATTCGCCAGCCCGTTATCGCTATAGTCACTATCATTATGCCCGTCAGTATCTTTAATGCCATTAGCCACCTCCATGTCTTTGTCTATGGCTTTCATAAGCCTATCTATCCTCTTATCTCCAAATCCGAATATTCTCTTCAGAGCACTTATAACTGCCCTTATTCCGATATCAAATCCTGCGTTAAATCCTCTGTCAAAAGCATCTCCAGCACTCCCATCTATGATTGCTTTGAATTCTTCAATCGTCAGGTCCTTGACATTCTTTTTCATTTTCTTTAGTTGTCGTCTTTCCTCTGCTCTGCTAATCCCCATACCGCACCTCCTAGGCCTAACACGTCTTCCTGAAATTGCTCCTCGGCCTTAATTGTCCGCCGTATACCATCCTCTCTATCTTTCCTCGAATCGACTGCGCCGATCTGTTTATCTTTCCCCTAATTGCATCTGGTTGGTATCCCTTTTCATACATTTCAGATAGAATCTCCACTTCTTCTTCAGTCCACTTGTTATGGTTATACGCTTTTAATGGTCTTTCTCTCAATCCCAAGTCCATTATCCTTCTCTTAATCGCTCCCTCTGTTCTATTCAGACGTTCCGATAATTCTCTATATCCGTATCTATATTGTCGCAACATCGACTTAAGTATCCCATCATCCTCGACAGTCCAGGGAGTCCTCTTGAATTTTGCCATATCATTATCAGCTTTTCGCTGCTCTTTCGCCCAGCCTGGTTCCGCACCCAATGCTCCAGGTTCCATCTTGCTAAAATCTATTAGTGTCCTGTTTTTCTCTGCCCATCTCCAAAAGTCCTCAACCTTCACCACTTTGAAAGAGCACTGGTCCACTCTCTTTCTCCTTATAGGGAGTCCCTTCCTTTCCCACTGGTCTATGGTGTAGTTCCCACCATTAGCATTTCCGTTTCTTAAGGCAGTTCTGAGTAGGTTTAGTGTGATATAGTCTCCGCACTCTAAAAATGCAGTGAGTCCTATTTTATTAGCCTTCAGCTTTACGGCTTGCAAGCTCCTATCCAGTTTTTTCGCTATGCTTGGTATCGCTACAGTTCCCCAAGCACTTTCCAGGTACTCGACTTCTTCTTTGCTCCATTTTTTATTCGTAATCTCCACCATCTGCACCTCCTTGATATGTAGGGCCCGAAGCCCCTTATTTCCATTTTTTAGAAAGGAACGTCCTCCTCGTCTATGCTGTCATCCAAATGGAATCCCTCTGTGTTAAAGTCTCCCGAATTAGTCCCTCCACTCTGCTGCTTGTCGCCCCAGTCTATGAACTGGACTCTTTCGGCCACTACGTCCGTAGTGTACCTCTTAGTTCCATCTTGTGCAGTGTAGCTTCCGCTTTGAATTCTTCCCTGTATAGCCACGTTCCTGCCTTTCTTCAGGTAGTTGGAACAGTTTTCGCCTTGCTTTCCCCACACTACTATGTTTATGAAGTCGCAAGTAGGCTGTCCCTTGCCCTCTGCTTCTTGCTTCTTCTCTTTCGACATCTGCCTGTCTACAGCTACTGTCATTCTAGTGACCGACGTTCCTCCATTCGGTAGATACTTAAGTTCTGGATCGCGTACAAGGCGTCCGATAATCGTTGATACGTTCATTTTCCATTCCTCCTAGTAATATCTAATATTCTGAATTTATCTCTATAAAGTCCATTGTTGTTCTAGCTATATCCATAACTTCTCTCAGAGATATGCCGTATTCTATGGCAAAAGCTGTTAGAGTTGTGGCTATCTCACGTCTCAAATCTTCCTTTCCACTCATAACTCCATCCTCTCTTTCAGCCTGTTCACTTTGCCTTGCTTGTATAGCTCAACCAGGCTTCCAAATCCAAAGTGCTGTTTCATCTGCTCTAGCATTATCTCTACATCAGCTATCTCTTCAGCCATTTCTTGCTTGCTGTTTTCTCCTCGCTGGTACTTACATACTTCTTTCTGTAATTCAGACAACTCTTCCACCGCTACTGTCATTTGGTGACTCTCTCCATACTTCTCCATCGCCAACTTATACACTTCACAATTATTCACTCTGTAACCCTCCTGATTCGCTCATAGTCGTTTTTAAATGCCTTATCCATACCTAAGGTCACTTTAGATATAATCAACCCTCTTATCGCCCGTCATGAGGTCTGCTTTCAGAAAAGCTTCCCTGTACTTGCTCTTCTCATGTTCGAATACATAAAAGTCCTCGTACTCTTCTTTAAATTTTCCTGTCGCTACAAAGTATTCATTTGCTTTTGAGCGTTTCTGGTCCATTTGTTTAACAGTGCATCTTCTGCCAAGCTCAACTTCAGATCTTTCTTTGAACCTCTTTTTCTTCCTGAAAACCAAATCATTTTTATATGACATTTCCATTCCCCCTCATAATCGCTCATATGATTTTCTGTAGTTCGCTATTCTCAATCCTTTTTTCTGCCCGTACAGAACAGCATTCGCCTCTTTCTCCAGTCTACGTTTCTCTCTAACGCTGTCATTTTCCCTCTGAAAGCTTATGTAGTCTGGACATGTTGCATGACAGTATGCGTTTCTGTAGTTGCATCTGTTGCATGGATTTTTCAAGACAATCAAGCCCCCTAGTAAACCTCTTTTATACTCAGCCCTGGATATTTGTACTCAAACAGCTTCTTTTTTATCTTGTATACGTCTGTCTGAAACTTTTCTGAAGCCTTCACGTCCACCACCTCTGTAGTTCCATCGTGATATGTGATTACAAAGTCGGCCAAGTACGTAATAGGTCTGTGCTTCTTTCCGTTCTTCTGGAACCCCGGCTGTAGTTCGAACTTCTCTTGCAATCCGAAGTCCTTTATCTCCCCGGCTTTTTTCAGCAGCTTAAGTTCACAGTAAAAGTTAGCTTCTTTTTGGCTGTCGAACTGGATATTATCGACAACTGTCTTTCTGTTCCTGTATTTGTTCTGCTTGCCTTTTGACTCTGATTTTAGGTAGTTCTGATACTGTTCCGGTGTCCAACGCATTAGCTTATCCCTTTCATAAAAGCAAGCCAGTGTGTTTTACTTCGTCTATTTCCAAACAAAGGCTCGCTGTCTATCACTTTCAGTATTTCCGTCAGCTTTATCTGATCTTCGTTCCACTTGAATATCAATGTTCCGTTAGGCTTAAGAACTCTCATGCACTCCCTAAAGCCTCGCTCTATATCTTGCTTCCAATCCTCCCCAAGTTTTCCGTACTTCTTGGCCAACCACGAACCTTCTCCTGCTCTCAGCAAGTGTGGGGGGTCAAATACCACCAAGTAGAAGGATTCATCTTCGAACGGCATATTTCTAAAGTCTCCAACTATATCCGGTTTCACTTCTAACTTTCTGCCATCGCAAAGATTATCTTCAAGTTCCCGATTGTCCATGTATGTTACATTCTCGTTATTCTTGTCAAACCAGAACATTTTACTGCCACAGCAAGCATCCAGTATCTTTGTCATCGCCTATTCCTCCCCGTAAATTTCTTTCGCTATTTCCCAACACTCATCCCAAGGCCAGTCCGGGTTTTGTATCGCTAACCTGTCAGCCTCTTCTGCTGTTGGGCTGTATCGTTTTGCCATATTAGCCTCCTAGTCTTTAAACGCTCTTTTTGCTTAATCTATAGTTCTTGCTACTATCCGGTTTTATTGATATCAAATACTTGTAGTTACACATTTCGTTTATCCTACCGATTATCGCTTGGTCTATATTTGTAAACCTCTCAAAATGTATTTCGCTGTTTAGTAGTATTGGCAGCTTCTTGTTATATCTGTAGTTAATAACTTTAAAGATCTCTCTTAAATCCTCTTTCTTTATACCTTCCTCGTTGTAGTAGTTAGTTAGAGAGGACTTGAATAGATCGTCTATAAATAAAACATCCGCTCTGACTATCTTGTTAAACTCATTGTTGTAATTTTCTTCATCAAACTTACACGCCTGTAAATTCTGTATTATCTCATCCGCTATATAGTATTTAACCCCTACGCCCATATCTAACAGTTTCTTAGATATCGCTGTCGTTATATGCGTCTTCCCTACTCCCGACTGCCCCAAGATAGAGAAAGAGTAGTTATCTCCGTTTAAAAAGCTTTCTAAGTACTCCATAGCCGTTTTCTTTATGAACTTCTGATACTCGCCACTCACTTGATAGTTTTCAAATGTTCTAGTTTCTAGCAAATCTCCCAGTCCACTTTTATCCAGCCTCGCTTTAGCTTCTTTTAAAAGAGTGCATTTGCACTTCTTCCCCATCTGATACTCGCCCTGAGTTGTAAATATGTAGCCTTTGTCTTGGCAAGCGCTACAGTGATATGACTCCGGCATCTTCTGCGCTAATTCCAGACTTCCCACTTTCTTTTGAAGTTCGCTTATTGCTTTCGCTATTTCCTCCATCTGATTTCACCTCCAGTTTCATTCCTCCATTGGCTTTCCAAGTGTCCAATATGCTTCTTACATACGCTTTCGTTCTTCCACCGTATTCATCAGCTCTTATCAGAGCATTTTTGCACCAAAGGAATCCATACTCTTTCAGTATTTCTTCCAACCAAAAAGCAGTTCTGCTATTAGCCTGTCCTATGCATTCCTGATAGAGCCTAGCCAGTTCTCCGAGTTCCTTATCTATTACAAGTCCTTTAGGTGCTTCTTCATCGTCATCTCCTTTTTGATGATGATGATTTTCAGGACTGTTATTATTAAGACTGTTGATTTTATTACTGTTACTATTAGGGGGGTCATTTTGATACTGTTCATTTTGACCATCATCATTTTGATACTGTTCATTTTGATACTGGTCAAAACGACTACTGTCAAAATCTAATTTTTGAACAAGCTCATAAACATTACTAGCATTTCTATTCCCTTTCCTAGATTTGGTTATTTGTATATATCCCAACTTCTCTAAGTCATCTCTATGTCTATAGAACCTTTTCTTACTTACTCCTAAGTGATGTATCATCAAGTCTACTCCAGGAAAAGCCGTATCTCCTGCTCCCGCATAGCTTGCCATGTATGCGTATATAGCTTTTGCTTCTACGCTAAGTCTTGTATCTTGCATTACTAGCTTGGGTATTATTCCGAACCCTTTTTGCTTTATATCTCCCGTAGGATGTTTAATTCGATCTACTTTCTTCACATCAACACTTCTCCTCTCTACACAAGTCTTTATTGAAGGAGCCCTTTCGGACCCCTATATCCTAACCGCCATGTATCTAATAGGCTCTTCCCTGTAGCCTTCTAGTTCATTCTCCAAGTCTTCAATCTTGCTCTCAAGCTCTACTACTTTGTCCTCTAACTCGTCATAAGTAGGCTCTGCATAAAACATTCTGTGAAGCTCTTCACTTATGTCTATTGCTTCATCTTCTGTGACTGTTATGCTTTGTCCGTCTTTAGTCATTATTCTGCAAACAGGATACTTAAGAGGGATTCTCTTACCTCCCAGTTCTACGTTAAAAATCATTTTCACCATTCCTCACACCTCCTACTTACTCTGAAGAACCTTCATGCCATGGTTCCACTGGCTCTCGTTCATATCATCAAACTTTGTAACGTTGTAGTATTTCAGCAGCGCAGGGACGTCAACTCCCTTGACCTCTGCGAGATTCTTGATTGCCACTACCTTCTCAGCTGATACTTTAGGTGCTGGAGGTGTCACTGATTTTTCTGGCTCGTGCTTTCCGGTATTAGCCTCTAGTGCATCCGACTCAGCTATATCAAGCGCCATAGTGTATAAATATCTTCTCTGGTACGTCTGCACTGCCCCTAAGTTCTGGATCTCATGACACCCTTTCAGTTGCGCCGAAGCCATAGGGCTTGTGAAAGTCACTACGTCTTCTGGCTTCTCTGAATCCACGATGTCCAGTGTAGCCACCTCGCTATTGAAGCTTACTTTCGAAAGTAACTGAAGCTCTGCGAATATCTCGTTTATCTTAGGCAAGAAATCTTTCAACTCGAAGTACGTATATCCTGCATATTTGTTCTGCCCACTTTTCTTAAGGTCTGCTTTCTGGAGCTCCACCTTTGCTGTCTGTATCTTTTCATATATATTCATCTCTATTCCTCCTAGAACTTTATTTCAAACTCTGCCGGCCTAAGACCCTTCCTAAGCCCCTCAACGTCCATCAGTTCGCCTGTTTTCATATTGACTATGCCATCGTCCGTTATCATCAAAATCTTCTTGAATTCGGCGTAATTTGGTTTCTCGATAACCTTTACGAACTCGGGATAATCCCTCTTTAAATATTCGAGCAATAAAGCATCGTCTTTCTCTATAACCGCCTGCTCTTTCTTGACTTTCAGAGTTCCCGAAGGTAGCTTGTATGTCATCTGTGTCTTTGTCTCCTTGGCATCTACTGTCTCAAAGTATTCTTGAAGCTTGGAGAGGAAGAACGACCTCTCGTTGTCGTATCTCTCGAACTCCTTATCCAGCGAACTCTCTAGCGTAATAATCCTCTCATTCGCTACCATTTCGAACCTCTTGTATTCAGCCTCCATAAGCTGCAGCTTCTCTAAGCACCAATCGGCCATCAAATCGTCCTTGACTCTCCAGGACTCCTTTTGTTCCTCGTCTATATTCAGTTGTTCGTCTATCACTCTATCTAGCATTCTTATTCCTCCTGTCCATGATTGTATCTAGCTCTATAGTTCTTTTTATTTCTCGATTCATGAGCTTATATGCCATCTGTATTCCAGAAGCATAGGCCCTTGTAAACTCGTACTCGCTCTTCCTATCCCTGCTGTAGTTTGCTATCATTCTCTGATTCACGGAATACATGCTTACAAGCTCTCTTCCAAGCCTTGTTCGCCTTGCTATATCAAACATTTTCTCTCTAGTCTTGCTCACGTTGATTCCTCCCTGTCGGTGTGATATACTACACCTAGACGATATTTTCTAGATGTTGTCGTTCCTGAAGTCTTCGCACACCATTGCGAAGGCTTTTCTTTTTTGCTCCCTTCTCTTTCTCTCTGCTCTCAGTGCCTTCTTTGCTTCATAAACTTCGATAAGCTTTCTACCAAAGACACTCCCTATGCCTAATGTAATTCCTACTGCTATTAGATCTCCCATCTTCGCTCCTCCTTCTTAATCAACTTACATATGGTAGATTTATCCACCCCAAAAACCTCTCCTATTTCATCTAAGCTCATCCCTAATTCTTTCAACTTAACTAGCTCCATAGAATCTGTGGTCATCCATTTTGCTTTGATTCTTGGGTCACCTACCACCATGAATGCTCTTTCTACACTCATCTGCCTTGGCGAAAGTATCGCCAGGCAAAGAGCTGATATATTGTCTGCTAGGTCTATCGATGTCACTGTTATCTCCTCCTGTTCATTAGAAACTCTTCAAAAGCTTTCTTCTCAACCTTATATCGCTTCCCTCTGCCTCCGAATATAAGCGGACACCCTTTGCTATTCAGTATCCTGTAAGTTTCATCTCTGCTAAATCCATATATGTTCTGTATATCCTTCGTATTCAGTATCACTAGTGATGTTTGTGTCTCCATTTCAGCACCTCCCTTGTTTTGGTTTACTCCTTCCAGTTAAGGGTATTATTAGACCGGAAGGAGGTGATATTATGAGTAAATCTGATAAAGAACTTGCTGTTGAAGTGGCGATAAAGCTTATTGAGAACAATAGCTATGTCTCAGGTCCTAAAACATCTACTCTCAATACAGAGTCTGTATGCAGTGTGATTAAGGCTGTTCACAAGACTCTTGATAGTCTTGGAAGGGATTAGTATCTATTAGAATTTGGACTATACTCACAACCGCAATTTGTGAGCTATGGTCCAGTTCTTCAATAACGCGAAATACCTCATCTGCTTTATCTAACAATTCAATCTTCTTGAATATCTCTTCTTTCTTCATTTCCTCGCCTCCTTAATTTCTCAATTGAATGCCTTAACTTTGATTCCAAACTGCCCAGCTAGGTCTCCCCACTCAGCTTCTATATAGCTGATGGCCTGGTGAAACCATTCTTCTATACAGACTTCATCTTCTTCTGGCCCATATATCAGTATCTTTACTAACACATCTTCACCGTTTGAAAGCTTAATCTTCGCTAGGTCAAATGTCAGGAATTCAAGTAGTTCTCGCTCTCCTGTTTCACAACACGTCCCTTCAAAATTATCCTTCCATATGTCATACAGAAGCCTTTCTACTTTCAGCACCTCGTTCTTGTTAATTAATGTCCCATCGTTTATGCTTATGAATTTTGCCATTATCTATTCCTCCTTAAGCTATCTCTTTCAAATGTTCTAGTATGTCGTTTACGTCTGTTTCATAAAGCTTCAAAGCCACCTTGTAAAGGTCATCTATATGTCCGAATTTCTCAGCGTATGCTATAGTCGTAAGATGGTCTTTCTTCTTGCTTTGCCTTATGTTATAGCCTTCCGTTCTCGCTTTAAGGTCCATGTGATAAGTCTCTTTGTAGGACTTGTAAAGTTCCCTCCATCTTTCACTAAAATTCGCACCTCTATATCTAACCACTCTGTTTAATACGTTTCTCTTGGTCAGAACGTCTACGTCCATTACAGCGCCTTTTATAACTTCGTTTTTGTAGGCTATTGTGTCTTGGAGCTGCTTGACCTCTTGCTTATAATCAAGTAACTTTCTGTCTGCCATCTTAAGAGCTCTTGCGTAGACTGCTTCCGGTGTGTTCCAGGCTTTTTCTACTTCGATGAAGTACAGTCTTGCTTGCTTTCCTTTATCTGTCCTCTGTATCATAGAAAGTTCTTTTGCCATATCTAGCTTGATGACGTGATCTGTGATTTTTCTCTTTCCTCCAAAGGCTGTCTCGTCATAGTCATTTTTGACTATCACGGCAAAATCAACGTTTTCAGCAAATCCATACTCTGTCATTCTTTCAAACCACTTTGTGTATTGAGTCCCTACCTCTAGAAACTCATGCAACTCTCTACCACTTACTATCTGCTCCTGATTGTCATTCATTTCGACTTTGATTAACTCGTTCATATTTATGCCTCCTGTCTTTCTTAATATTTTCTTTGTTATTCTTAGTTATTATTAATTTACTGGATGTATCATTTCTAAAATGCTGTCAGCTATTTCTTTCGCTATAGGTGTCTGCTCTTTTCTTAAGTCTGCTACGTGCTTCATGTCTAGAGAGTATCTAATGATTGTATAGACGGCGTTTTTGATCTTGCATAAGTGCCAAGCGTAAATATCATTTTCCTTCCCCCAGTCTTCTATAACGTCAGAAATGTAATGATGAGGCTTGACAGATTCCTCTTTTGATTTCATTTCCTCTATTAGCTTTTCTCTTTCTTCTTTTCTTATCTTTTCAATCAACTCTCTTATGCTTGCGTCCATGTTAGGCCTCCTTTAATAACTGTTTTTTCTTAGTTTCTAGAGAAATCTTCCAGTCTCAGAGTCCCTTTCTCTTTTAAGATGGCTCTTGGTTTGTCCAATTGGTTTTAGTAAGTTGTCATTTTCCCAGCCATATCTCATTCTGCTTTTAAGTGTATTTACTTTTATTCCTGAAATTCTCGACCACTCTGTTAAAGTCTTTGTAATCCCTCTAATGGTTATCCTATTATTTGTTCTCTTGTTGAGTTGATTATTTTCAATGGTCGTCCATCTGCAATTTTTAGGCGTGTAGTTTCCGTCGTTGTCTATGCGATCTAGTTCTAAATCCTCTCTAAAACCATTATTAACTGCCCAATTATAGAAGCTTAAGTAGTCGTTTTTCCACTCATCACAAACCTGAATGCCTCTACCTCCATAGTTCTTGAAGCTAATCGCATTCTCATTACAGCATCTTTGTTTCATAGAAGCCCATCTCTTGTATAGTGGATGTCTATGGCTTTGATTCGCCATGCCGTGACTGGTATTTCTCTTGGTTAGCATTTCTATCCTAATGCAACCACAACTCTTGGTCCCTCCACTTTTTAAATTGCCACTAGTCACCTCGGCAAAGTTTCCACAATCACACTCGCAGAGCCAAAACGGCTTGTACTTTGTGACTCCTATAAATTTGATAACTGTTAGCTTTCCAAACTTTTTTCCGGTTAAGTCACTAAAATTATGTGACCTTGTTTCGTGAAAATTCATTCCTCATAGCCTCCTCATTCGATTCAATTAATACATTTGGTTAGTTTGTTTTTAAAAAAAATCCTATCTACATCTTCTATAGCTAAGTCTAAAATATTAGATATCTTTTCCACATCTTTTAAAGTGAATGCCCTTGTTCCTGACTCTTTATTGTGGTAAGTCTGTAGGGTAACGCCCATCCTACTTGCCATATCTGCTTGAGTTAACCCTTTCTTACTTCTCTCTCCAACCAGTTCGTAATTCTTCAAAGTATCACCTCCGCCTTGCTAACCGTTTGGTTTAATTAAATAATACTACAACGTTTGGTTAGTGTCAACGATTTTTTTAATTTTTTTATAATTTTCGGTTAGTTTTTTAACATAATGGTATATATATACTATAATTAATGGTAAGGAGAGGTGATGAAAATGAGCCAAACGGAAAGTATAGGAAAGAGAATTCAAGGTTTATTAGAACTTAGAAATATGACGCAAAGAGAGTTAGCTAGCAAAGTTGGAATCACCGAAGTAAGCATAGGTAGGTATGTAAAAGACTCTAGAGAGCCCAAAGGAAGAGTTCTTGCAGATATAGCTGACGCACTAGATAGTACAACCGATTATTTACTCGGCCGCACCGACGACCCGAACGGAGAAGAAGATATCGTCACTATAGCAGCGCACCATGACGGTGACGAGTTCTCGGACGAAGAGAAAGAGATGATAGAGAAGTTCAAGGATATGGTCAGGGAAATGAAGAAGAAAAAAAGAAGTTAGATTAAGGGGGATAACGTATGGATCTTACAGATTCTTTGTTCAAGTCTTTGATGGCCAAAGACAAGATATTTGAGGAAACACCTAATCTTCCGTCCAACAACCAGAAAGCTCAGTTTCAAGTTTCGAGTTTGGATGGAAGAGATAAGTTTATAGTGGATATAGATAGGCGAGGGAAAATCGAGATGAAGTCAAAGTTGCAAGAAAGATATGCCGGAAACCAAGTTTTAGTCAGAATAGACGCGAACTCTCCGCCACATACCAATCCAGACTCAACTACCACTTCTTGAAACCACATACATATCTACAAAGAAGAATACGGGCTATCTTGGGCTTATGATATCGAAACGTTTCATGAAAATCTTTTCGATAATCTAAAGAATTTCAATAAACTCTTCATGGACTTCTGTTCCTATTGTAATATAGAGATAGGAAATGATTTTCAGATGGTCATATAATTTCACGAAAGGGGTTGGTTTATAATGACTAATACATTTTCTGATATATATATAAAGTGGATAAAAGAAAATATCGAAGAAAAACAAATCAGTGAAAATATTTTTAGAATAACTACTCCTTTTCTAGATAGAAATAACGATCATATAGAAGTTTATGTAGTCAAGGAAAGCAACGGCTCTTTAACTATAACTGATGACGGAAACACTCTAGGGGAATTAGCTTTATCTGGCTTCAGCATACAAGGAAGTCCTAAGCGTAAGCATGCGCTTGAAACTATACTGAAATCCCACGGAGTGTCTATGGGTGATGATGGCGACCTTTTTGTAGAAGCGAACATGTCAAACTTTCCTTCGAAGAAGCATATGCTGACCCAGTGTATGATAAAAGTGAGTGATTTATTTGTACTGAGCCATAGTAGCGTTAAGTCATTCTTCCTTGAAGATGTTCGTAACTTCTTTGAAAATAACGATATTAGATATACCGAAGGTCCTTCTTTTGTGGGGAAAAGCAAGCTGGTGAATAACTACGATTTTGTGATTCCACATTACAAAAAAGCTCCCGAAAGAATAGTTAGAGTTATAAATGATCTTAGGCCAGACTACGCTAGATCAATAATGTTCTCATGGGACGATATAAAAGATGTTAGACCTAATAACTCTGTTTTATATACTTTTGTAAATGATCAAGACAAGAAACCTTCAAAGGATGCGTTACAAGCGTTGTCTGAATATGATATTAAATACGTTCTTTGGAGTGAAAGAAATAACTCCATAAATGAGCTATCTGCTTAACTTTAATCATTTTGCCGATGTCAGCAAAATGATTAGGTTAAAGATAATTTTACGACTTAAAAGGAGTGATTAACACCATGTCCACTATAATATGCTACTGCTCCAATGTAACCGAGCAAGAGATAGTTGACGCTATAGATAATGGAGCTAATAGTCTTTCAGATATAAAGACTGTTACAGGGGCTTGTACTGTGGGAAGGTGCAAGGAGCTTCATCCTAAAGGGACTTGATGTTCTAGGGACATTCTAAAGTTGTTAGAAGAGTATAATAAATAGTTTTGATAAGCTACTGATATGAGATATTCATATCAGCTTATTTATAGGCATAGGTGGAAATATACTCTAGTTTATGGAGTATGAGGTATTAAAGGGAATGAGAATATAATATTTTTTTAAGGGGGATTGCCATGTATGAAAAGCTACTAATTGAATATGAAGAAGAAGTTGAAATCATTGAAAGCCCCCTATCTGGCAAAATAAAGGGGCTCTATTCTGATAGTACTATTGCCATAAATAGCAAGCTTACCGATGTAGAAAAGTCCTGTGTGATAGCAGAGGAACTGGGCCACCACTACACCACCGCTGGAGACATCCTGGATCAGTCGGAGGTCTCCAATAGAAAGCTTGAGAAAGTAGCCCGCAACTGGGGATATGAAAAGCTTGTAGGTCTAATAGACTTAGTGAATGCCTATAAATCAGGGGTGAGAAATAGGCACGAGCTTGCAGAGTTCCTGGAAGTTACTGAGGAGTTCATAGAAGAGGCTTTGAATTACTACAGGGAAAAGCATGGGCTATTTGCTAAAGTAGACAACTACATAGTTTATTTTGAGCCGCTGGGGGTTTTGGAGAAGTTTTAATTTTTTAAATTTAAGGAGATATAGTGTGAAAAGCAACAATGAACTTTGCAGTATAAAGGAGCAGTTTTATGTCTAAACATAATGACTACATGAACTTAGAATACGATCTAGCTGGATCTAGAAGTAAAAACAGATTTAAAAATGAACTCTTATGGGGGTTGTCTAAAATTTTTGATTTGTACAAAAATAATATAAACTTTAGTGTTATTTTTGATTATGTATGTGATATCGAAGTGCACTTTGATGACTCATATGAGTTTTATCAAATTAAAACCAGTAAAGGCAGTAGTGCCTATACATTATCCAAAATACTAAAGCCTACAAATGGAAGCTCTGTTCTAGGGAAACTGTTTGATTTGAAGCATCAATCTATAAAAAATGGTCTGGATTCTAAAATAGCATTAGTGTGTAATAAGGCCCTTAAAGATTTTTGTAACAAAGAGCATAGCGACCGAGAAATATTAGAGTTTAATAGCCTAAAAACATCTTGTAAGGACAAAATCATCAATATTTTAAGTACAGAACTTGGAGAGTTCTTTGATTTAGATAACTCTTATTTTATCTATAGTGAGATGAACCTAAATAACTGTGAAGATGAATTTTTAGGCAAAACAGTGCGATTTTACTCTGAGGTTACTAACTCTGAATTAGCAAATCCCTTAAAACTATATAATCTTTTAAAAAGCGAAATTGAAATTAAATCTAGCTACGAGTTGGCCTGCAACGATTATGATTCTTTAATTTTAAAAAAGGCTCTCACAAAAAGAGACCTGGATAAAATATTGGATCTTTACTATAATGGACCTACGTTAACAGAAAAAGTTACTGAATTTATAAATAGCGAAGTTGAAAGTTTTCGTAAAAGATTAGCTTGGAAAAAAGCCTTTTCAAAACTCTATAGAGAATTTTCAGTATCTAGCTTTCTAGAAGCTCTAGATAAAAAAGTTAGAGAATATATAGTGATAAATATCGATGACTTTGATTGTTCTAGATTTGAATTAATCGATAAACTCTATCCGATATTTAAAGGTGATTTTGGACCAGAGTTTGAAGAAAGTGATATACGAGTGTTTTTACTTTTTGTTATAATAAAGCTCGAGGAGGGAAGTCATGAGCAGTTTATTAGTTAAAAAACTATTTATATTTGATATTTCAAATAAAAAAGCTAAAGTTGTTCCTTTTTCAAAAGGATTGAATGTTATTACTTCCAATCAAGTTGATGGGAATAAAAGGGGTAAGTCTTTGATTTTAGCTAGTATATTCCATTGTCTAGGTTCAGATGGTTTTTTTGATGACAACTGGAATATTAAAAGCAAAATTTATCTTATGAATATATCAATATCGGATAAAGACTATTATATATATAGAATGGATAGACTATTCAAAATTTTTGACTCCTCTTATGATGTCATTTTTAAAGGTACTGACCGTAAAGAACTGGCAGAGTTTTTAGGTGACTTGTTCAACTTTATAATCAAATTACCTAATCGGGATAATAATATTTTAGTCACAGCGCCTCCAGCTTATGCTTACATACTTAATTATCTACACCAAGATAAAATGGATGGTCCTAGTTTTAATTCATTCAAAAACTTAGGGGAATTTATTTCATATAAGGAAAATCTCCTTTACAGCCACTTCAATATTTACAATGAAGATTATTATAAACTAATTGGAGAAATAGAGTCTTTTAAAAAACAAATCGATATTTTAAAACGAGAGTGTACTATGCTGCAATCTATGATTGAAAAAACAGAAAGTGAAATGAGTAATTACTCTTATCCTAAAAGTATGGAGCTTCTTAAAGTTGAGTTACAAAGACACAGTGAAGAATATATCGATATATCTGAAAAGCTATCAAAAGCCAAAAACAAGCTCATAGAGCTCAGAAACTCAAAGTATGACTTGATGAGCGAATTAGACTTATTAATTAAAAAAATAAACTATGAAAAAAAGAGCTATGAAACCTTAACAAGAAAAATCTGTCCAACTTGTCGTGGCAGTATGGCTGATTCTTTAGATGCACGATTAGCCACTGGGGATGAGCTAGAGAGTTTCATTTATCTATCCGATGAATTTAATAGCGAGCTATCTAAAGTGGAAAATAAAATTTCTAAAGAAGAAGTCTACTACAAAAGTTTATTAGAACAATTATCCACATATGAAGATAAACTTAAAGTAGCTGATAGTAAAATTGAAGATATATTTAAGCATAAAGCTTATTCAGAGTTTATAAATTCACTCTTAAGTGACTATGCTAAGAAGTCAAGTAGCTTAGCTTCTATTAATTTAAAGTTAGAAGATTTGAAGACCAAGAAGTCCAAATATAATGCTCTGAAAAAAGATATAAATGATATGTACTCTGAACTTATGCTTGACTCTAAAGTAAAGTTTGGACTAAAAGAACTTGATGATAAAAAATTCAAAAATATTAGGTCTAATTTTGAGGCTGGTGGAAGTAACAAGCCAATTTCAACGATTATTTGGCACCTGAATCTATTAAAGATTAAGTATGCTTTTAATCCCGATGCAATAAAGTTCCCAATTATATTAGATAGTCCCAACAACACTGAACTAGACGATACAAAACGAGAAAAATTATTCAATTTCATATTCTCAAACATTGACAGCTCTACTCAAGTAATATTATCTACTCTTGGATTTTCTAAAAGTACTTATCCAGAGTTCAACTTTGATAATATCATTGAATTGGATAATGATCCTTATAATTTGCTGAACACTAAAGACTATGATGCTAACTTAAAGTTTTTACTAGGGTTTAATCTTAGCTAAAAACTTTGTACTTTCACTATGAAAGGTATTTATTCGACATCCGAATATCAGCACCCTTGAACCATAACGCAAAAGTTACTAGAGTATATCTAGTGACTTTTATTTTAAACTTAAATCGAACATACGTTCTGTAAAAAGGAGAATTTATCATGGCTAAAACTAAGAAAAGGGGAAATGGCGAAGGATCTATCTATAAGCGTGGCAATAAGTGGTATGGTCTTGTAACAGTAGGTCGTGATGCTGAAGGCAAGCTTGTCAGGAAGCCTGCATCTGGTAGCACTAAGACTGAGGTTGCCGAGAAGTTAAGAGAAATATCGCAACAGTATAAAGGAATAGATCTGAAACAGGCATCTAGCTACACTGTGGCTGAGTGGGTTTACTTTTGGCTTGAGAACTATGCAAAGCCACAACTTGAAGAGACTAGCTTTAACAGCTATAGGTATAATTTAGAAAATCATATAGTTGAAAACTTTGGACACTATAAGCTTACCGAAATAACCGGCATGGACATACAGGTTAAATATAATCAGATGTTCAGCGACAAAGAAAAATATTCTTCTACTACACTCAAGTATGTCCACAATAAATTTAAGCTGTGCTTAAAGCAAGCTGTATCCAATAGGATGATAGCTCATAACCCTTGTGAAGGTGTTTTGCTCCCTAAAGCTAGAACCGCTAAGAAAGTACAGTCTATGACAGTTGAAGAGCAGCAAAAGCTAGTTGAGTACTGCGAGACTGATGAATATTTAAATCTTTTTATCTTCCTAGTGGGTACTGGTATGAGGATAGGCGAGGCATTGGGTCTCACTTGGGATAATGTAGACCTGGAGGAAAGAAATATCCATATCGTAAAAACTATGATCGAGATTCACGGGAACCCATCTTTTAAGAATTGTCCCAAGACTGACTCTGGACTTAGAACAATACCTATGTCGAAAAGAGTACATCAGATAGTTTTAGATAGAAGAAAGGCCCACCGTGATCTGAATCATCTTAATCTGGTCTTTTTCTCTAGCACCTACAATTTTAGAACTACAGCAAATCTTAGAAGGCTGTTTCAGAAAACTTGTGATAATGCTGGTATAAAGCAGTACAACCTTCATGCACTGAGACATACCTTTGCCACCAGGATGATAGAAAAGGATTGCAACATCAAAGTTCTTTCTGCTATACTTGGACATAAAGATATACGTACGACACTTCAAACTTATACTGATGCTTTGGATGCTTATAAGAAAGAAAAAATGACCGAAATAGACATCTTTTCTTAA